ATGAAAAAAAGAGAACTTCACTGTACAACTCCTAAGATTGTATCCTATCCTGTAGAAGAAGTAAAAAATCCTAAAAGATGGTATGTATATTTTCGAATTACTATTGAAGGTAAAAGATATATACGAAGATATTCACATGGTATAAATGACCATGATACATTTGAATTAAGATTAAAAGAAGCCAATAAATTAAAGAAAGAGTTGATTAATAATTTAACTAATGGCTTGATTCCAAATGAAATTTTTGAAGAGATTGAAAAGTCAAAAAAACTAAATACTATTCCGGTTTTTGAAGAATCTAATATTTCATTAATTGAAGCTTTGTATAAAGCATTATCTGAAAGATCAAAAAAACTTTCTCCTAAAAGCCAATCAGACTATAAAGGTGCAGTTGATTTTTTAGTTGAAGAAATTAAAGCAAAAAAATGGGATGAATTAAAATTAAAAGATTCATCTAAAATGCATTTTAGACAATGTTTAGAAATTGTCAAAGAAAAAAGAAAATGGAGTAACAGAACTTATAATAATAATTTAGGTTATATAAAAACCATTTTACAAGAGTGTGTCGACATGGAAATGATTAAAATTAATCCTATGATGAAAGCTCCGACATTAAAACAAGAACAATCATCACTTCATGATCCTCCATCTGAAAAAGAATTTAAACGTATTAAAAATCAATTAATCACAAATCATCCAAATTTATGGAATGCCTTCTGTTTTCAATATCATACAGGAATTAGACCTGGTGAAATTCTTGATTTACAATTAAAGCACATTGATTTAGAACAACGAATTATTATTATTGTACCCGAAAACAACAAATCACGTACAAAAATTAGATATGTACCAATGAACGGTTATCTGTACGATTTATTAATTAATATTGGAATTCAACGGTATGATAATGAATATTACTTATTTGGTACTCCAGTGCCATATGGAGCAAAACTACCAAAAGATAGGACTTTTAAACCTAATAAATATTCTATAAAAAGAAAAACATTATCAAATCTATGGAAAGTTTTAATTAAAGATGAATTAGGTATAAATAGAACTTTTTATAGTGGTAAAAAACTAAGTGCTAATCATAAAATAGAAGATGGAATGTCTGAAGATGCATTAAGACATTTATTTGGCCATAGCTCAACAATGATGACTAATATTTATATTACAGAAAAAAGGAATGTTTATAAAAACCAGGTGAATAATCACAGTAGAAAAATTTAATAATAAAAATAGGGGCTTAGTTGCCCCTTATTTATTTAATATTAATTCTTCTTTATTAAAATAATAGTATATATTTTGGAGTTGGTGAACGAATCTCCATTGTTTATGAAGATTAAACTGTCCACTTGATGTTATTACTTCAATTTCAAATGAATTATTTAATAGATAGACAATTACATGATTTTTAATATAAAAAAAGCATTCAGTAACAAGTTTTTCTGTCTTCAAAGACTTTTTTGTAAAACCAAAATCTATTAATATTTTCTCTGTAATAATAACTGGTTCATATGCTGATATAGGAGCAATGACACCATTAGTTTCTAAAAAACCATCATTATTATAACCATCTACTTTACATAGTACATCTGCATATAATACATAATTACCTATGCGTAATTCTTGTGGGTTCATGGGTTAATTATTAATTAAAATTATAAATTTATTTCCAGAAAATAAGTCTTCCGGCAACACCTATACGGTAAAATATTTTTCCTTCAGCTTCTAACTTTTCAAGAATTGGTTTTACATCCTGAAAAGAAATGTCCAAATCATAGCACATTTGTGCTGCATAGGTTCCGCAGTTCCCTCCAGTTTTGATTTTCTTAGCCTTAAAAATTTCGCAAATAGTTTCTTCGAGTTCCATGAAGCTAAAATACGGATAAATTATTCTATCCGTATTTCATTTGACATATATGGAGTTATCTTAATAGCGCCATCACCTTCGGAATATCCCTTATTGATTTCTAATTGTCCGAATTTATTTATAGATATTTCGAACTCTTTATCATCCATTATGATAGTTACTTTATTCACTTCTAAAGTCTCTTTATTTCTGTCTAGTTGTATTTTCATGTAGTTTAATTTAAGTTACTAATATAGGGATAAATGAGGTTTATGAAAAGTTAAATATATCATCCCACCAGGCGACGAGCATGACAATTCCGATGACGCAAAGAATAATTACAAACCCCAGTTCCAGTTTATCTTCAAGCGACAGATTTTTGAATATTTTCATGTGAGAAATTTAAACTTAGTGATGTATAAAAGTTTACGGCTAACCGTAAATATTGATTTGTTCGTTTTGGTATATTTGTTAAAAATTATTTTTATGAGGTATTATATCTACACTTTTATTCTGATTATGATGTTTAATTCATGTTCAGAAACTCCTAAGAAAAAAGTACTTACTAAAGAACAGATTCGAAAAAACAAAGAATATGATTTAAAGGAGGATAAAGTATATAAATATATGGACTCATTAAAAGTTCATGATAAAGAAAGGTTTGAAATTATCAAAAATTATATTATTGATGAGTTATCTTCTGAAGATACTGATAATATAGATCTTTCAGATGAGCCAAATTATAGATAACATCATACTTCTCCTTGCGGGTTTCCGTATTTTAAAATTTCTTCATAATGCTTTTGTTGATCTGGTAAAATATTCCAGAACCAAAGATTATCTTCAAAGTGGTTATCACTTGCTTTAATAGCTCCGGTTAATACTGACAGGAAGTAGTGAATATTATCATCAAGGTAAGTATCGCCTTCTTCCGGCTTTGTATGAGCTGCACAAAGTATTTCGCCTGTTATTCTAATTCGTAGTACCATTGTTTCCGTATTTAGAATTGAAATAGTCTTCGGCATCCTCATTTACATCTAATCCACATTCAATTTTATCAATTTCATCTTGGGTTAAAGGGAATTTATAATTAGGAAAAGCTTTCTTTAGTAAATTGAAAACTATAACTTGACCATCATGGTATGCCTTTATGATCTGCTGTTTTTCCTTTTCAATTAAATTTGACTCATCAATTATTTTTCTAACGGAATTTAACGCATCCTTATAACCAGTAAGATACCTTACATCATTTGGATAATCCGGAGATATATTATTTGAAAGCTTTTCTAAATTACTAATCTTATCCTGTAGCTCCTGTAAAGCTGTTTTTTACTCATTTTACTTGTATTTATCGTTATAAATCTCCACAGCCTTTTTAATTGCTGCTTCGGTGGCTTCTTGGCGGGTTCTGTACATTGCAAAACTCTCCATTCTACTTAATGGATAAAACGCTTGTATTTCATATTTAAACCAGCTTTGAAGCCCTAATGTTGAAATTGAAATATAAATGCTTTCACTGTCTAGCCACTCAATAGTCAATGAATTCAATAACATTTTATTATTGTTGACCATTATCCTCAACATAGTCTTTCACTTTGTCCCAATGCTCCCCGTAGGCAGCCTTAATTGCTTTTTCTTTATTATATGAATTCATATGATGTTATTTTTTCAAGTAATGCTTTTTCCACAACGAAGGAAGGATCTATTAAATCTAAAATGCTTTGTGCGTGGTCTTTACTATCTTCCAATATACTATTGGCATTATCAAACGCTTCCATTTCATCAATATAGTCATCATTAAGATTTTCAATTATATTTTCAATATTATCAGCAAAATCATTAACAATCTCAGCTACATAATCATTGCATCCCATATCTTCTGCAAATACTTTAAGAGACTGGGCTTCTTTATTTAATTCAGTTAGGTTCATTCTGTTGCTTCTTTAATAATTTGTTTTGCCATTTTTCTATAAAAAGGAGGTGCTTCACTACTTTCAATTGATGTGATGAATTCTAACATCCTTGGAGCTAGTTTCATCAATTTGAAATTTGCCGAAACTTCTGTTTCCAATTCATCTTGCGTTTCCTCAGTCGCTTCATCATAAATTGAAACAGTGCAAATAGTTTTATCTCCTGACATTATTGATGTATCTGACCAGTTATGTTCTATTATCTCCCAGTCTCCTGATGTTCCTTTAAATTTGCTCATAACATTACTATATTATATTCGTTGGTTATTGATTCTTTGTCTATCTGAACATTGTCAGCGCCTAATTGAATGTATTTTTTAGGTGTATTAAGCTTTATAAGCCCATCATGATATTTCATATTAGCTTCCTCCGCTGCCTTCTGCAAAGAAGCCTGAGCTACTTCGCGGGCGTAACGTTGTGAGATATCATCTAATACATTTTCAAAAGCGCATTGATCATCCTTATAAAAATATTTTAATCGCTTCCAAGTATCAAATTGTTGACTTATAGCAAATTCTTCTTTTATTTGTTCAAGGGTTTTCATTATTATTTGTTTGGGGTTAAACTTTCGTGGATGTTGCCAGTGATTTCAACTTCGTATTCTGGATAAACAAATGAGAAGTTTTCACAGGCGAAAAATCCTTCTATAAATTTTACTTCACCTGAAATGTCATGCTCTATTGGAAGTAATTCAGGATCTTGATGGTAAACCAAATATTTTCCTTTCAAAATGTCGCCTTCAAATATTCTATTGCCTTTGCAGTCTAAAATACCGGTAAACTGCCCTACTGATTCAGGAAGTACAGCTTCATTTCCTCCTTTCTCATTTTGAATGAAACTAAAAGCACCTTGACGAAAATAATATCCATATTTCCATTTCCCATCAAGTGTAAGTCCTCTAAAAATTATCTCTCTTTTCATATCGTTTTATTTTGGTTGTTTTATTTTTAATTACACAGTCAGGTCTTGAAAGTGTTTTATTAGTACCATCGATTAGGATATATTCCCACCCAGAATAGGTATATCTTTTTGAAACGCAAATTCTTAAAATTCCACATCTTACACATGTAGCTGATACTTTACTATTTGGTGCGTCCCATCTATGATTAGCCATATTTTGCAATAATTTCTATTGGAACTTTTTCTAATTTTTTTGCGCATTCACTACCTAATAAATGTTTACCTATTGGATTTTTTCTAACCCAGTAATGATCAGGATGCAGCTCAACTGATATAAAAGATTGAATTTCTTTTAATTTGCGCTTACACCGACAACAGAATAAGCTGGTATCAGGGTCTTTCTTATTATTATCAGGGTCTAAATCATACCAAATTTCACGTTCCATATCTTCTGTTTTAGTCCCCTCTTATTACAGAGGAGTGGGTTAGCCTACAATTCTATTTTTATAGCATCTACTACAACTAATTTTATAATGCATTTTGAATCTTTCAAAATCCTGTTTAATTGCGTTTTTATTATACTTACCTATCATTTTAACTTGATGTAACTTGCTAAAGTGCTCCCTTATTGATATTCCTCCAATAAATACGCTGCATTCTAATCTTCTTTTACAGGTGCTATAATCGTTCCCGCTGAAAATATATTGACTATAGCTTAGTGCCATACAAGGACCATACGGAATTATTCCTGTATGATAATCATATATAAAGCATACTAAACTATCATCTCTATCGAACTTTATTAGTCTGTACTTAAAATTGCATATCTCATCAGTTAATAAGTATTCACCTGCTGGAAGTTTTAGTAATTCATTTCTTTTCATTTTATTTTATTTTAAATAAGCAGGGCATGATTCGAACATGTATTTGCGTGCTATTTGGATACTATTCACACGTCACGGGCGTTTCAACTTATAACCCTCATTGCGTCTACCATTCCGCCACCTGCTTGTTTAGTTATTGATTTTGTTTTAAAACCCCGGCTTTGCTAGGACTCTGCCGGGGCGCAAATTTTAAATTTGCTATGTGTTACTTGAAATTGTAGGAAAATGAAACACCTATACCAGCACCATTTGCATAATAATTGTTTAAAGATTTTTCGATAAACGCAAAAGGTTTTAAAACAAACTTCTTATCAAATACTTTTGCATAACCAACTTTTAATGTTAAGAAATGAGAATCTTTATATTGATCTCTAAATGAAGCTGAGTATCTAATTTCAACAGGAAATTTATTTGAAATATAATATTCAATTCCACCTGAAACTCCATATGATTTTAGAGCATCTAAATCTCTAAGTTTTGAATAAGAAAATCCAGTACCTAATTTTAAAGCTAAACCATCAGATATAAAATATCCTCCAGACAGTCCAATAACAATAGACCTTTCTTTTTCATCAGAAATATAAAACATGAATCCAGTTGGAGAAACTCTTAAGTCATTTGATGAAGAACCAACTTCAATAAATTTGGTTCCTTTTGTAAATTGTGCATGTAATGCAGTTGTAACAACTAATAGTGTTACTACTAAAATGTTTTTCATAATAATATTTTTATTTGTTAAGTGAATTCTAGTCTACGATCATTCTTTTTTATTGTCGTAGAAAATGGAAATTTGTCTTCTGGTACTTGACTTATTAAATCAATTAGGTTTTTAGATCCAGTGAAGACAATTCTATGAGTTTTATTTATCTCAATTTGTAATGTGAGATATTTTGAATTTGATTTTTTTATTGAATCTTTTATTTGATATTTGTTAATGATAATTTCAATATTTAAAATATCATCTATATCTATTTTTTTCCCTGTAAATGTGTTTTCTTTAGGTTTGATGTTAAAATCACTAAAGTGGAACATTATTTAAAAGTTTTTTCATAAGATTTTGAGAGTTACAGTGTTTTGTCCATCCAGAGTAAGATGCAATTGAAGCTTTATTAGGACTTCTTTTTAATATTTTTGCAAATTTCTTCTTAATTGATTTCCTAAGTTTAACATGACTATGATAATGAACATATCCAACGAAGTCAATACCTCTTTTTTCTACCGGAAATATTTGCCAATCTTCTTTTACTTGTAATTTTAGTTTAGTGTTTAAATAGTATTTAATTTGATTTAATATTATGTGAAGGTTTTCTTTTGAACTATTAAGTATTACTATATCATCTGCATATCTGAAGTAGTACTTAACTTTTAATTCTTCTTTTACCCAATGATCAAAATATGTTAGGTAAAAGTTCGCTAGATATTGGCTTAAATAATTACCAATTGGTAAACCTGGAGCACTATCAATTATCTCATATAGAAGCCATAATAGGTCTTTATCTTTAAACTTTTTTGTTAGTAAGGTTTTTAAAATATCATGGTTAATATTTGGGTAGAACTTCTTAATATCAAGCTTTAAACAAAATAAAGTTTCAGTTTTATGTTTAAGAGCTTTTCTTAAATTATATGAAGCTTTATGTATACCTCTTTTCTTTATACAACTATAGGTATCACTAGTAAAAGTTGAAACAAATATTGGTTCTAATATATTCATAATAGCATGATGCATTATTCTATCAGGAAAATATGGAAGTCTGTATATTTCCCTTTCTTTAGGTTCGGTTATTTTGAATACGTCATATTGTGAGGTTTTGTATTGTTTATATTTAAGTGTGTTATATAACTCAATAATATTTAACTCATTATTTTTATTGTGTAGTTTTACTCCATATTGTTTGCTTTTTCCTTTTTGAGCATTTATATCTGCTTGTTTTAGATTGTCAATGCAAATTATTTTTTCAAATAAATTGTTTATTCTTTTCATAATCTTTGCTTTAGAAAAGTCGTTTTCAGTAAAACTTACCAACGCCTTTATGAAAGTGAGTTATTTTTTACCAAGAGGTAAGGTTTACAGTTTTTATATTAAAAACATAGGTGGGTAGTGCAATTCGAATTCGAGTTCTGATTATTGGAGTTGTTGAACGAGAACTGGCTAGAAGAATAGGAGCAACATAAACTGTATAACCTTAAGAATTTAATCTATTATGAAATAATCTTTATATAAATCAATGAACGATTCTCCTATGTAATTTGCTAATTCCCATGTTTTTAGACAAAGGCGGGAAGCGCAAGTCGAAGTCGAGCACCGATGATCGGAGCCGTCGAACGAGAACCGGCCAGAAGAATCACTCATTTCAAACCAAGGATAATATTTTCTTTCATTCCAATTACTCCAATCAGGTGTCCATCCTTCATTTAATGCTTCAGTAATAATTATCAATTTATAATGTGCTACTATTGCTTTTTGATGTTTTTCTGGCAATAATGATACTTTTGGAACATCAGGTTTTATTCCTAATAATTGACAAGCATCCTCAAAACTTTTTACTTTATCTGTTATATTCATTTAAATTAGTTTTATTGATTAGTATAAGATTTTTCATAAGTGTTTATGAATTGCTTAGCAGCATACTGAGCAAGGTCTTTTGATTTAAAGCAAAGGCGGGAAGCGCAAACCGAAACCGAGTACTGATAATTGGAGCAGTAGAACGAGAACCGGCCATTTTTTGATGGCATATTGAACCAGTTGAACCACTTATCCCATTGTCCATTCCCCCAATCTGGTTCCCAACCTTCGTTTAGAGCTTTGGTAATAACTACTAACCATTGTGTATATAAAATATGATTACTTATACCAGCTACTTCTAAGGCTCTTAATACAATTACTTCATCATCATTTTCTCCAAGTTCATTAATTGCATCTTCAATAGATTTAATTCTTTCTTTAATATCTACAAGAAATACATTTTTTCCAAAAAGATTTTCTAGTAATAGTTTTCCATTTTTTGAAGCTTCAGAGTATGCTTTTACTGCTGCTTCTTGAGTGATTTCTAAATTCTTCATGAGATTTTATATTTTCAGGAAAAATTCGTGACCTAATATTGATTTTATTTTTTCTACTTGTGACCTGTTATAGTCATTTAACTGTACTTCTGTACCATGAGATGTAATTCCCATTATTGATTGATTTGAAAAATTTAATTGTTTAAGATTTGATACTAAGGATCTTCTTGCAGTGTGTGTAGATATAAGAGAATATTTTGGAATAAACTCTCTAACAACTTTTTGATTACGCGTTTCACGAGTTGCAATTAATTGAATTAATCCTGCTTTAAACGCAACCACTTTAATTATCCGATTAATGTAAGTCCTAGAATAAACAGGCACTAAACCATTATATTTCTGTATAATACCCTTAACTATCTCTCCTAATGGGATATATGAAACGGTTCCAGTTTTATATGCTTCAATTTCTATATATGAAAATTCTCCATGTTGTCTTGTAAACGCAAAAGGTTGCTTTAAGAATCTTTGTGTTGTTTCATACCTTTGACCAATATAAAACTGAATTGTAAAATTGTCTAAAACCATTTCTTCAGCAGCAGTTAAAGATTTACATGAACGCATTTGCTTTAATTCTTCAATTGTTAAATACGTTTTTGGATTTTTTTCCTTTACAATCTTTATTCCTGTTCCATTCCAAAAATGCTTACCCGACTTAAAAGCAAAGTTTAGGACAGATTTAATTTTAGAGATAATAACTGATACACTATTTAATGTTAGGTGATAATGGCTAAGAAACGTTTTAAACATTTCAACAGTATTGTATATTACCTCATTCATTTGTAATTGAATACCAATGTGAGCTTCCCAAAAAACAAACCAGTCGTAAGCATTTTTATAATGTCTTATTGTGGTAAGAGAATATTTAGTACCCTTGTCCGTAATGTATTTACCACTCTGTAACCCTTTTAAAAGATCCTGGAAAAATGAATTGAAATATTGCATTTCCGAATTATGAGAAAGGGTAGTGTCTTGTTTTAATTCTAAATAATTCATATCTTTGTTATAGTTGTTTTGAAGACTTCCATAAATGGTTGTTTTCATTTTGTAATAAGCTTCCTTCGGGGAGCTTTGTTTTTTTAATAGTTATATTTTTTCTCTATGCCCTTGCACGAATGTTTCTTTGATGAGACATAAATTTTGTGCCTAGATCATTGTAATTTTCCGGATATTTTCCGATTTGAATTACTCCACAGGGTTGTATTTCTTCCTGTATTTTCTTTCTGAATATTTTTAATAAGGTGATCATATTGATATTATTTATTTAACATTCTTATTATAAAATTGTAAGGCTTAACTATAAAAATTGATATTATCGCTAAGACAGCAAAAATTGACAGGAGTAAAATAGTTTTCATTCTGTAGTTAGCTTTTTTAATAATGTTAAAACCTTACTTTGTAATTTATAAGCATCTTCTATACTTTTATATTTGTAGTTATACAGAAAATCATTTACTTCTATTAGTGTTTTTGCTATTACTTTGCTTTGTACAAGTAAATCTGTATAAAGTTCTATTCTTTCTTTTCCATTAATACCTCCTTGCGGTATTGGTAACATTGCTACTGGTGTACCTATTTTTCCGGATTTAATAGTCCAATGTCCTTTTGGACTTAAAGTAGGTAAAGGATTAAATTCTTTAAATATTTTTTCGTTGTCAATCTTTTATTTCATAATACTTTATTTTAAGTGAATTAATATTTTTATCATTTTGTCAATGTCTCCATTGAAATATGCTATTAGTGAAATGTTATTTTGCATTTTTCAATCTTTTGCGTTTACTAACAAAGGCTTTAGCGAGTTGATATACTACTGGAATACCTACTACCATTAAAGTAACCGTAATAATTCCACCTATATATTTAAGCTCAGGAGCTGGGTTAAAAAGCAATGCAATCCCTGTAACATACGTTGCGCATGCTATAATTTTTTCTTCAAACATGATTTGTGATTTTTAGTTAAGTGTGTTTATTTTATTTTCTTTGATTAGGAAGTAATATAAATCATAAAGCATTGACTTTAAAGATCCGAATTCAATGTAATTAATACCCAGGCATGGCAATGATTCAATTGTTTTAATGTCTGAACCGACTTTTATGTTTAATCCGGTTAATTGATTAAATTCATTAGTTATGATTTCGCCATAATCTAAAACACTGTCAAAAACATAGTTTGCAAAATCATCACAGTCTTTAAAATTTTGTCTTAATGAAGGTTTTGCGTTTATAATCCTTCTGTTAATAGTTTTAGTGCTTACTCCCAATAATTTATAACCAGAAACAAGAGTTTTAAAAATACTATCTCCGCATTTAGGTACATAAATACTATTAGCTTCCACTTCTTCTATATCCTTCCATTTGCCACTGTAATTTTGTTGAATTACTTTTAAGTAAGTGTATTTGTTAGTTCTCATTTTGTAAATTTTAGTTGTTTTGTTTGTTCCTTTGTTGGTATTGCTCCAAATAACGCCTACACGTTCAAAGGAAGGTTTACTATTAATTATTGTCTATATGCATAGTACCATGTACTCTCATATTTAAACTCTATTTCTCTTCCGTCGTATCTACCAAGAGAATGCGGTCTGCCGTCTGTTCTAGCGTCCGATTTCCACAACTCCCTGTCAAAATATCTTTCTAAGTCTTTAGGTATTTCTAAGCAATCATCTATATAATTATCTAAATCAGTATCCCATTCTTCATCCATTTCATCATCAGTCCCAAATAAATATGATATACCTTGTACTTCCCAGCAATTATCATATGTATTTGAAATGTCTTCAATTTCGTTAATTGATAAATCAAGCATCAATGCTATTACTAATGCTTTTTCAGGTTCGTCGAAATCTTCAAACAATTCTATATCTTCTTCAGTTACTTTTCTTTCTTTTTCTTCTAATTCAAAAGCTTCTATTTCTTTTGTTAATTTTAAAAACTTGTTCCAAAATTTTTCTTGATCATCAATTTTTTGTAGGTGGTACTTATCCCAAATATTTTTAAGCTCTTGTTGTTGTTCATTCTTTGGGGAAAAATCAATTTGTCCGCAACTATTACCTTTATCACCTTAAATTGTAAATTCAGCATAACTATTCCTAAATGTTATTTCTGCTTTAATAGTTATAAGGTTTTTGTTTTTGTCTGTGAAAGAAAATGTTGTTTTCATTTTGTAATATTTTTTAGTTGTTGTTACCTGATAGGTTTTTATAACTATCAACGCTCTAAGCTTAAAACCTTTTTATACTCGCTTAGTCGAGTTAATAAATCAATGATTTGAAATGTATTTTTTATTTTCCTCCAACATCATTTTTTCATGAAATTCATGAGCTTCTTTTATTTCTTTTTGCTGCATGTTGCGTTTATAAGCTTCAACCTGTTGATCTAATGTTATATTAGGCAGTATAAAAGCAACGAAGGATATTAATAGTATTACTCCAATAGATAAAAAAGTAATCGTTACTATATCTGCCTTTTGTTCTTCTGTTAGTGTAGTTGTTTTCATTTTATATAATTGTTAAGATTATTTCATGTATTCTTTTAGCTTCATTTAAACTCTGTATTAATTCATTACTTAACCAGATTTTATTTTCATTTACTAACTCAATCCTTTTAGAAATATCTTCTAAACCAGTAGAAACAGATTCTTTAAATTTTGGATTAGTTCCATAGTTATCTACATACCATTGTGCCTTAATTTCTATACTCGCTTTTTCATTAAATGTTTGACCGAAATAATTCATAGCTTTTATTATTTAGTTATCTTAAAGAAAGCCTTTTAACAACTTGCTCAGGTTGGTTCAAATCTTAATATTTAAAGTTGTGTTTGTTTCGTCTTCTCTTATCTGTTACAAATTTACAAAAAGTTACATAATACGCAAATAAAAGATGCGTAAAAAGTATATAAATTATGTAAGTATCAGAAAATCAATCATAAAAGTTTATCATTTTACGTTTGTATATTGTCATAAAAAGTAATTTAATTTACTTTTAAAGCAAAAAAAAGAGTCTCCGTTTTGGAAACTCTTAGTAGTTGTTATGTAATAAGCTTATTGTAATAGTTTAGGGACTTCAATTACTCCTAATGTACGAGCAATAAATCCTAATCCTTTTTGTGATACAAAAGTCTGGGGTCGTAAATAGGTATTAGTTGCGTTTACAAACGAAGCTTCTTTTACTACAAAATAACCATTATTAACATATATCTGTTTAGGCTCTGTACCTCGTTTCATAAATACACCTTTTTCTCTTAACTTCTGGCACATCTTATTACGTCCATAGGGTAGTTGTAATGCTTTTGCAGCTTGTGATAAAGTAAGTAAACTACTGGAATCAAAAACAATGTTCACGAATTTATCACGGGGTTTCATTCTTTCATTCTCGCGCTTCAAAACGTCTTTCTCTTCTCGCTCCCGTTTAAGTTGTGTTGCCAATGAAATTAAAAGATCTGGATTTGAAACTAAAGCGTCTAATGTTTTATTGTCTGCTGTAAATCCGTATTTCATTAATTCTTTGATCCGGTCAGATACCCAAAGTTTGAAATCAACAGACAACCATTGTGCAAAATCAATCGCAAGATCTTCATTTAACCAGGTTCCCGGATTTAATCCTCCGCGTATTGTCTTAACTACTTGATTTTCAGCAATACGGGATTTTCCCGTAATGGCTCTAATTAACTCATTTGTAGTAGGTAAGCGTAAATATTCATAAGGTTGTTTACTGAACGGTTTAGCCATTTGCGTTGCGTTTACCATCACAATGTCGTTTTCTACAAGAAAAGACACGTTATTTCCGTTATAGTTGAATTGTTCTAACATGATTGTAAATTTTATAACGTTATACTATAACTATACTAGTGCATCACTAATTTTAGTGTACACATATTCGGCTAAACAGTCTTGAACTTTATCGTATTTGTATTTCAGGAATACATCTACAATTTTATTCGCTTCTTCAGAAAATGGAGTAACACCAATAATAAAGAAAAGGGTGTTAAAGCAGTTGAATTCAATTGTCTGTTTTAGGAGTTCTTCTAATCGGGTGATTAGTAAAAGGTCTTTAATTACGCCTATTGTTGCGTGTTTTTTTCAAGTAGTTATCTGAATATCCTGATTTTATAGGTGTAGGATCTTCAAAAATATGACTGATTGAACCGTCATCAATTTCTACATTTTTTTGTTGCGCACTGTTAGTGCTTGAATCTGATTTGAACATAATATTTAAATTTAAAATTATTTAAACATAAAACGCCCTGGGTGGGTGCTGTTCAAATCAGTGCTTACGCAAAAGATTGTATAGTATTACGACCATACGACACCTCCAGGGCTTAATATTTTTATACTTTAAATTTATTGCAATAAGTATAAACACTTAATGCACTGATTTGAACAATTCAAATTTACGCATGTTTTTTATTTGCACAATACATGGAAGCGTTAAAGTTTGTTAAATTTTAAGCTGCATAAAGAGTTTAAAGTTAATTTTAGCTAAAATAAATTTTATGATCAAGCTTATTAAGGTAGTTTTTTTATTGTTTAATTCAATATTATATAGTCAAACATTGGAGGGGACAAAAAAAATGGAAACTTTATATTCAAGATTAAATATCCTTAAGCAGGAAACTAGAAAAATTGAAGCAAAAGTCAATTCTATTAATACTATTAATTTATCTAATAAGTGGATCTATAGGAAGAATTTCATAAATGATAATAATAAAATTGAACTTAAAGCTATTGAGAGTAATATAGAAATGATTCCAAGGATTGAAGAAGAAAGTAAACGTATAATATGGTGTGGAAAAATTGAAAATACTATGAATGAATATGAAGAAAATCTTTCACGTTATTATAAATTATTATTAGATGATATAGAGGAAAACAAAATATATATTACAAAAGAAAATTACAAGTTTGTAGCTTTTGACGATTTAATGAATTTTTTAGTAAATAATACTTTGTATTCTGAAAAAAGGATAACAGAAATGTTTAAAAAACAAAGCACATTTAAAGAGTTTAGGGAATTTTTAAATTATCTTGCTAAAGATTATGTAAAATAATGTTTATGAAAAAACTTTTACTTTTTATCGTATTTATTGTTTTTGCTTCATGTGGCAGCTATAATAATGATGTATATTATAATTCAAGTTATCCTAGTTCTGGGTATTCTAGTGGATATAGCTCTGGAACAGTTCATGTTAAAGGGTATTATAGAAAAAATGGAACTTATGTTCAACCTTATACTAGAAGAGCTCCAAGAAGATGAAAAAGAGTATTTTTATATCATTAGTTTTTATAGCTTATATTTCATTTGCTTATTATGGATCAACAAAATTAATATTTCCAAAGAAACATATTAGAGATGAAGATATTATTAAGAAGCTAATAAAAAATACTATTCAACTAAATGATCAAGTGGATGATCTAAATTATCGTGTTGAAGAGTTGGAAAATAAAATTTTAGATTTAGAGGATAATAATACTCAACCTAACATACCTAATTATAAATATGATGACAATTCTGATAGAATAGATGATTTAGAATACGAAAATGAGAACATTAAAAATCAGATAGATGATATCAAGGAAGACAAAGAATAGGGTTTAATAGTGTTAATCTATTTTGGTAAAATATAATTAGACTTAAGACTAATATTACCTTCTTTTAATTCTAGATCTATTTTTCCTTTTCCGCCAATTCTATAAATCTGTTTACCATTTTCGTACATCTCTAATATAATAACATAATCAGCATTTAAATTACCATTAGGATAACGGACCTGTAAGTTAAATGGGTCTACATTATTGCCTAAATGAATGCCCTTCTTCTCCCATTTTCCTTTTGTTTCAATAGAAAAATCTTTCCCTATAAGTAAATAGGGTTTATCTGGTAACTCAGTATATGTAACTATGTCAACAGATCTATTGTTTATATTATTATCATCTCTATTACTACTGCAAGAAAATAAGGCAGTAAACGCAAAAAATACAAATGAAAGAATGAGTAAATGTTTATAATATTTCATGATTTTGATTTATGTAGTAAATATATAATTATTTTTCAAATGATGTGCCAAATAGAATAATTCGCGTTTACAAATAAAAGCCAACACCAGCAGACAAAACTATAATACTAAATACACTATATTTGTATACAACAAAACAACCAGAAGAATTAACTCCTAGTTGCAGCCTAATTAATTATTACAGCTTTTTGGTTTTCGGCCATGATATTACAAGTTGTAAGTAAATACCAAAAGAAATCCCCAGCTTAAATGTTAGGGATTTTTTATTTAGTTAATACTCGGCATATCTATTTCGGGTAAATTGCTTTCGCCATATTCTAAGAATAATACAGGATAAATAATATCATTTAACTTTATCCATTGTATATATTTTACAGTCATGATATCTTGAAGGATTTTATCTTTATCAGGATCTGAAAGAAAGTCTTTAATATAAATTTGTTCTCCTATTTGTGGTATTCTTATAAGGTTCCAATCTATTATCAAAGTATCCAAATCTTTAATACATAAATATAAAGTCATTTTTGTTTTAAAGATAGTAAATTATAATCTTTTGCGTTTACTAACAGAAGAACACCACACTAAGAGAATAACTACATAAAGAGTAAGAGATAATAAGGAGGAAGAGTTAAGAAGCCCGAAGGGCATAAGTAGTATATAAGAAGCTAAATAGATATATCTAACAGTAAAACAGATATTCACTATAAACAACTATTAAAGCAATGAATAAAGATTAGTATTATGTAAGACTATTATAAACTTGCAAGCTTATTTTATCACCATACAGACAATAATACTTAATTTTCATCTTACTATATTACCCAATCATTTTAACCTGAATTAAAGCTGTTTATTCAGTATATTATATATATAACCTTTATTTAACCTTATATTCTATTTAAAATAGTGAATATTCTAAAAATATAGTATTTATTCTAGTTTTTGAACTGATACTTTTTCATTCACTTTTACGAATAATGCAACAAGTGTAATAGGGTGGAGACTGCCTTTTTAGTATTTTATATGGTTTTCACTATGTATTCATTAATATATATATTATTTTATTGAATTATTTACATTATGTATTAGGAGTGAATTAGATTAATATACAAGAATAAGCTGAAGAATATATTTACACCTTATAATATATTACTCTTGTATTATTAAATCAATAAATAAAATAAGTTTTTATTATCAATAGTTAGTGTATTTATTGGTATTTATTGAATGGTGTCTTTGTTTTTGTGGGTACTGTATTACAGTATTAATAATTTATATACCCTTTGTAACTATATTTAGTGTGCCGTCTCCATAAAGAAGACGCAACTAATATTTACCATAGAAAATATTTTTATATACCCCTTACTACCTACGTATACCAACCTTTTATTATAAATGATTTTAGATATCCTTGTGTATGGCAATATGTTTAATTGAAATACTTATCCAATAGTATTATGATCTATATAAAATCGAGTTTGAAATCAGAAAATCATTTGCCTATTTCTAGAGTGCCAGGTCATTTTTTTTTGAGTTTTATTGCAATTTTTTTTCGCCCCCTCTCAAAATATACTGGACATTCAACTATATCACTTTCTAATTTTCATTTATAAATTCACAACCTATTGTTAGTTCTATTCAATTTCGCTCCATTGTTTTATTTCCATATCAATTTCAATTATATTTTCTTGATGATTAAATGGGTTAAATCTAAACCATTTATTTGTTCTGTGATTATATTGAGCTACATAGTTAAATTTATAATCTTCTTTTTTAATAATTATAAGAAAGTATCCTGAGTAATAGGGTTTAGTTTTTGGGTATAAATTCAATTTAATAACATTGTAATAATAATTAATATAGCAAATATACCTAATTACGTATTTTAATGTGCGATATTTGTATTTAAAATTATTTTTGGTATAAGTGTTTGTGAAATTAAATTGAGTAGATTTTACGATTGTTTTTGTGTTAAATAAAAAAAGTTCTTGAATTGCAATTCAAGAACTTTAATTTTTGTTAACCATAGAACCAAATGTCATTACTATGGAAACAGTTGTTAGAAATGGAGTATCATTTCAATGCAAATATAGGATTTATATTATTACAATAGTCTTCTTGCAATATCTAATTTGGTTTTAAAATCAATTTCTTTTTTTTGTACTGTTATCCAGTTCTGATACCACGTGAATATAAAGGCAAAATAATCAAATAGAGATTTCAAACCTCCATAAATAAATAGTGGTATAGCTACTATAGGGAAAAGTAAAATCCACGGAATGACTCGTTTTTTAACGTAGTATCTATGTTCCTCATATTCTTCGTCATCATCTTCATATTTTTCTACATGAAGTACATAGTGAGGTTTATACCAGATATAGCACCAAATGGAAATTGCCCAAAGTTTAATTCTGTATTTTTTAAATATATTCATAATTATTATTTGTTAAATAAACCCACACCGAAAAGATGTGGGAATTGATTAAATTGTGATAAGATAAGGTCATTAAATACCATCATACTCACTTCCAATAATAATGTCTTGATTCATATTATATTTTTTTATTTAAATTTTCTTACTGTTACTTCCTTCTCTTAGTCTTTCAGCTAACTTATTATAGTAATATTTTAACTCTTCATTATCTTTAAGTATAGGTTTTATACTCATAAGTAATGTTCTTAATGTACCCCTGTCACTGAACTGATTGTCATAAGATTTAAGAAGTTCTATTAATTCATTATTACCAGTATTGTTATTATTTACAATATCAGCAACTTTGTTATGAAGAAAATCAAAATTATCTAATGTTTTATCTTCAGTATTTAAACATTCTTTACAGATGATTCTACGCTTATATCCGTAGAAATGTTCTTTGCATTTATAGCACTTACATACATATTGATTATGGCCATCAACATAATCTTCTGGATAATTCTTTGGTGAATCAAATTCAGGTAAAGTGAATTTATCTTCCATTTTCTTTTCTATCATTTATTAACTTGCTCATTATTTCACTTAATTTTATTTTACAAGCATTACTCTGGCCTAATTCTTCATCTGTTAAAACATGATAATTTTTAGTTGAAATACTTGGTGTAGTTTGGAATATAGTCCTATAATTAATTCCTTCAGTAAACGCATCTTGATAAACTTTGTTAACTTCTTCAATTCGTTTTGACATCATATCATTTTTAAGTTGGTCAACAACAGATTCAAATTTCTTTTCAAACACATAACATTTAAAATCATTCACTTGTGTTTCTTCGATAATTTCATAACCTTCATCTAGGAATTGTTTGAATTTATCGATATGCATTTGTTTGAATTCTTTTGGGATTGATAGGAGGTGTTTCATTTTATTAGATTGTGTTGTTTAGTATTTCTAAAAGTCTGGTGTAATTGAAGTAAACATCTTTTTGATTATTATAGTCTTTTATTTCTTGCTTACTTAATTTTAGAAAGTTAGTTAGATAATCCATGTATTCTTTAAGATTTGATTTATATGTTTCTTGTAAGACTTTAGTTTCCGGGTGTGATCTACCGTTCAATGAAAAAGTTATGTCATGTAATGCTTCATGTATCATTCCGACTGTATTAGGCTTTAATATTCTTTTACATTTTGCCTTCATGAATAAATCGAATGCGGAAGAATAAATCCATCTGGTAGCTATTAGAGTGAATCTTTCAGGATCACTATTGATTATATCAAGTATTTCATCAGCAACATAACAATAACCACCTCCGGATTTAATAATTATTTGTACATATTCAGATTCATCAGTAGAGTTATAGAAGTTTATAAAGTCTCTTAATGTTTCATGTTCAAGATCTGTATTTATTAAGAAAATTTTCATGTGGTTTTATATTGTAAATGGTAATTATTAATCTAATTCATGTACATAATCAATCTCAAATGAATAATTTATTTTGAATACTTTTATATCTAAAAATATTAGCATATCTAAATAAACTCTCCAAAAAAAGTTTTTAGAATGTATGTGATAATTTCCATTATTGAAAAAATAAACTGGTACACCGTACATTCTACCTTTATGAGTGAATCCCAGTTTTTTCGCTTTTTTATCTGTCATCTTAATTAGATATGTATAAAAGATTTTCTTCTCTTTTTAGGTTATATATTTTATTTTGAATACTTTCTATTGGTAAGTTTGTGAAGTATTCTTTTCCTCCTGATAAAATAATGCTGCAATTATCACCATAGAATTTATCTGAAGCCGGTGTTATATTTGAAATATCGTAGAAAAGAATATTGATTAATTCTGATTGGAAGAATGGAATTTTTTCTTCCGGTTTTTCATTTAGTGAGTTTTTAACTAGCCTTTCAATATCATCTTCAAATTCATCATCTTCTTCATTGATATTATCTAGTTCATACTCTTCTTCTAATAAGAAGGCTGGAATAATAATGCCTTTTTCAATTACCATATCATGGGCTTTTTTGTTTTACTAAGATATGGTTGGTGAACGCAACTGATGGTTAGCTACAATAAATCAGACTGAGCTAGTTCTAAAATAGCTAATGAATCGGCGTGGTTATCATCTAATATCTCAATTTCAGGATATTTTTTTTTAGCAGTTTCAACCATTAATTCTTTTGAAGCATTTCCTTTTCCTGTAAAAAATTTCTTAACCTCAGAAGGGGAGTAGGATGCATATTGTATATTTTTATCTTCCAACATTAAAGTTAATACTCCTATCATTTCAGATTGTGTTTTTATTGAGTGTGTATTTCTTCCTGCTGATCTTTCATAGGCAACAACTTCTGGTTTTATTAAATCTAATAGTTCATTCACTTTATTTCTGAAACGGAGTAATCTAATAGATCCTGATTCTCCTTTTTTGAAAGAACAATTAAAAGTTCCTGATTCTCCTGATGATGATGAATAACCCGAAGTTGTGGCAATATCTAATGCTAATATTTTCATATCTTAAATATCTATTACAATTGTTTTCAACTTATACTTTTTAGCTAATTCAATCATGTTAGAAGTTCCAGAAGATTTGTTAACTATAAATGCTACTAACATATCTGCATTCTGTGCCATAGTTTCATTTCTAACTATTCCGGCTCTTATCCAGTATCTTCCATTTTGATTTGATTTAATTTCTCCTGGATGTTTATCTTCTATATTATTCCATTCGGCAGGATATTCGTGAACGCAAAAGTTTCTTTCTTCTCCATATCGTTTACCTAATAAATCTGCGCCTTTTGCCATACCACAAACTATCTCTACATTATTTTTAGTTGCTACAATTTCATCCAACTTATTTTTAAGAAATTCATAGTCATTAAAATCCCTTGATCCTGCTATAATTATTCTCATATTAAATTACTTTTTCATAATTGTTAATTAAATTATTTACTTCTTTTTTTAGTAGTTGATAATTATCATTAATTTGAAATTGCTTAGGGGTATTATAAAGTCCTTCAGTAATAAATGGCACTCCTAAAACTATACTGCTATCTGTTTTGAAGCCTTGTTCCTCTACTATCCATATAGACCCTTTTGAACATGACATAGTATGAATATCATTTTGGCTCATTTTTATTATAGATCCAATAGGAATTGGGTATTCTTTTATGTTAAAATTAAAATCATTAATATATTTTAATCCTGACCCACCATTTAATGGACTTTTATATTCAAACTGTGATAATTGAATACTTTTTTCATCATATGATAATGCTTCTTCAGCAATAAAATGTTTAATATTACCTTTTATAACAGTTAATTTAATGGGATACCTGTGCGAATGTAATTGAACTTCAAATGGTTTTAATTTTTTTGAAGAAATAAAAACTCTAGTTAACTCACCTAGACTATTTCCTTTTATTACTAATGAAAATATATTTGTATGATGAGTATCAGCTAATGACATATTTAAACTTTCTTGATCTGGATTTTCAAGAATTGATTTTATATATTTTAATTGTTCAAGAAAAGTCATAATTTTTTATTTTGTTTCATGTGTTTTTCCAATAAAGCTTCGCACTCTTCTTTCCATGTTGAAAAATTAACATCAATCGGATTTACGTCACTATTCATTTTAATACTATAAAGTTCATCTTCATTATCATCTAAGTGCCAAAGTACTTTTGTATGTTTTAAGTAATCATACTTTGGTGTCATACATTGGAATCTAACTTTATGTCTTGGTATTCCAACTTCTTCAATTACTTTATAAAGATCTTCATTGCATGGATTTGCGACCCATCTATGTTTTTGTAGTTCATCATATCTTGCAGTAACAACCCAAACAGTTATATTTCTTTTAATAAGTTGTTTAGCATATTGTTGAACATCAGTTCTGGATAAAGTCTTGTCGAAGTCAAATGTTACTATTGGATTCATTTATTTTTTATAAATATCATTTAGTATTCTATCTATATCTGAATTATATGCTGAATCTGACTTTTTAAAATTTCCTTTATATTTAGTTATTTATAGTTTGTATAGATTCATTCCTAATTCACATTGAAGTTTTGCACTTTTTACTTTATTAGATTTTGATTCCAAAAAAAATATTAATGAAATTATACCTGCTAAACAAATTACTATGTATAATATATGCTTCATAAAACTAAGAGTTTACTTAATAACCATATATTTCTCATACACCTCTAAGAATTGCTTTGCAGCGTACTGAGCAAGGTCTTTGGATTTAAAGCAAAGGCGGGCAGAGCAATGCGAAAACGAGTACCGATTAAAGGAGTCGCAGAACGAGAACCGGCCATTTTTTGATGGCATGTTGAACCAGTTGAACCACTTATCCCATTGTCCATTCCCCCAATCTGGTTCCCAACCTTCGTTTAAAGCAGAAGTTATTAACTTTAGATGTTTATAGGCAATTTCATCTTCAGTACATGATTTGAACCTTCTGTTAAATTCATCTTTATCTATATCATGATAGTTATAAACATCATCTAGTGTTTTAATTATATCTTTAATATTCTGTGGTATAGGTTTGAATTTAATAATACCTGATTCTGGATTAAATTCATCTACTTTAAATCCTTCAGGAATTTCAATCTTTAGTTGTTTCATTTTGTAATATTTTATTTTGTTCTGTCAATTTCTTTTGTATCAAATAATATATTTTGATCATTCTTGAAATATTGTTTCATAAATTCTCTTTTAAGTTCCATAGGCTTGTATACATTCTTTTTACCAGTGAAATACCAGCGTATAGCTTCATGCATTACTGTATAGTATTCAAGAGATTTATTCTTAATGTTTTCTTCTAAATTATCTTGAAAGTGTACATGAAAGTCAGTTACTTTTTTTAATGGAAATGATAAGTAGAATCTTGGAAAATAATTGCGGTTAATAATAACTATACCTCTTTCATAGGATGAAGTGAATAAGTTATCTTTTGGTTTTAAAGAAATTTCAATGTTTAAAACTTCCATCATATTAAAGAATTCAAATAATGGAATTGACATTTCTCCTTTTAAGTACCTTTCACTATCTTTTTTAAGTGTCCGGTATTTTTTGTACATCTGACTTTGAAAGTAAGGAAACGTCCATCCAAGTTCATTAAGCCTTTCATTAATGATATTTTTAACTTGTTCGCTTTCACCAATAAGAAAATTATATTTCTTAACACCATTTTTATTTACAACTTCAAATTTCTTTTTCTCAATGCCGTTATTATGACGTTGTATTTTCCACCATATTTTACGACTGAAGTTAGAATTCATGGTAAATTTCTGCTATAAATTCTCCTGGTTTATAAATGCTATTTTGTAACTGTTCGTTATTTATATCATGATCAATAAGATCTTTGTATGTTCTTGTTGCGAAATCATTAGTTTTAAACTTTATTTGAGTTTCGCCTTTACGAAAATGGGAAAAACATAGAATTAGGTCTTTCATTAAAATGTCCGACAAAGGGCGAAGAATACAATCTTTCTTCAATGGCTCTACAAAGTATATTATTCCACCATCTGTGAATGAAATCCCTGTCGCTTGTAATAAACTTGAGGTGTCTTCCTCTGTGTTTATTGATTTGGTAATGACGTTTTGGTTTGAATTGTTCATTGAAGTTATTCAGGATTGGGGTGTGGTTTTCAGTAAATTCAGATTCTCTATGATACTTTTTCAAGCAATCATTAATTATATGGGTTAAGTGGTATGGGTTTACTTTTTTCTTATACTTTGTGAACGCAAAGGTTACATCTAAGTACTCAGGGTTGTAATAGTCCTTAGTATCAAAAGTGTAAATATTCATATATTCAACTTTATCACTATGGAATTTGAAACCATTAAAGTAAAGTACATCATCTTGATACCAGTTGAATTTTATTTCTTCTGGAGAATAGAATAAATATTGATATACATTTTCTACAAAGTTCATATTACCATTTATTTAACGGACATTCTTCTTTTGATTCTACTAAAGCTTTTGCAGGTAAGTAACATCCACATCCAGTTACATTTTTCAGATGTCTAATATTATTCTTTGACTTTTCTTCATCAATCATGACAATTGTCTTTTTGCTGTCACACCAATTTTTACTTCTTAAAAGGCATGTTTCACAAATTTCAAGTCTTCTTTGTTGTTCTAATTTTTCTTCTACAGTTATTCCACCAAACAGTTTTAATATAAGTAGGCGATAATATGCTGTAATAATTTCTACTACTTTTTTCATAAGGTGTTATTTTAAAATCCATTATTATCAGCTTGGTAAATAGGATGTGACATATGGTAAGTTCACCCTTGTGCAGCATTTAGCACCCTATATTGTTTTTAAATTAACTCACTCTTGCACGAAGAGAATAATAATGGATAATTGATTAAAAAAAAATACCACCACACTTTAAAAACCAAATAATAAATATGAAAAAACTATGAAAACAACTTTGTAAGACTGGCTTATAACTAAACAACTATACGTGTGGTGGTTAATTTATGTGGCTATTATAGGATTCGAACCTATGACCTCTGTTTTATGAGAACAGCACTCTTACCAACTGAGTTAAATAGCCTTTATTTTATGTTTCTTTTAATTGAGAATCCATTTTCATAAGCAAATTCTGGATGTTCCTCTATATATTTATGACATGATGAACAAGTTGGAAGAAAGTATTTTGGATTTAAATAAAGTTCTTTAGATACTTTTCCTTTCATGTGATGTACTTCGGTTGCTTTTCTTGTGCAGTTTTCTAGATTAGGTTTACATATATAATTACAGCTTTCTAAAAACTCTTTACGTATAACCGTGTACTCACTTAATAGTTCTTTGTGTTTTTGGGATATTTTATTTATCGGCTTGTTATTTATACGTAAGTAACACGGTTTACATAATCCTTTTCCAAAAAGATATTTTTCAGTTTCACAACTTTTACAGATCTTCTTCTTTCTTGGAATCATCACTTTCCAATTTTTCTTTTTCTAGTTTTCTAAGAGCTTCTCTTTCTTTCCATTTAGCAATGTATAATGGCATGTTGTCTGGCTGAATTCCGGCTTGCATATCACGTTCAAACAACTTTCTCATTTCAGAACGAACTTTTGCAACTTTGGTGGCATATAATCCTAGTCTGTATGTATCTTTCTTAAACCAGTTTCCAATTCTATATCCACCTGCATATTTTGGTCGCCTTTCAATTACTGCATATTCTTTAAAAGAAATTGAGTGCCCTTCTAAAACTGCTTCTTCAAATGCTGACATTACATTTTTGATAAAAGAGACTAATTCTTTTTTATTCCACCCTGCTTTGCGCATTTCTGAATAAGAACCAAAAGTCATTTCTCTTACAGGTTCATAAAGTATTTTTTCTATTTCTTCGTGTGTTGCCAATTTTCATCGTTTGATATACACAAATTTACGATAAAATTACTTTAAAAGCAAATTAAAAATACTCAAAAAGCAAATTAAATTACATTAAACGTTATTTAGTCTCGTCTTCATTGTTTTTTATAAAGTTGCGGATTGCATTTTACTTAATGGTAAATTCGGTCGATAGGGAGTTAGAATGTTGTTTTTGCGTTTTTCACAAATAATTCTGTAATGAACATTTATTTACTAGTTTTCATAACTAGCTGATAATCAATAATACTTATTCTAAATAAGATTTTTATTTTTTGATCGAACGAGCAATATTTTTCTATTTTATGAGTGAGCGTAGCGAGCGAAATAAAATGGGGAAATATTGCGGTAGAGAAACGTACGCAGTAGGTACGAGTATATCTTTAGATATACGAGTATATAGTTCATATTAGAAAAAATAAATAAAAAAAAATTAATATCAAAATAAAAATTTGCATTTAACGTAAATATTAACATTTAAAGTAAAAACATGTAGGCTCAAGTAAATCGTTTTAGCAAATCCTGTTTAGGGAATGTGTGCTTGTATTTTGGGGTAAATCCATAAACCTAAATTATGAGTGAACGATTAAAAACATTATTGCAAGAACAAGCAAGTCAGCATTCAGAGGTTGATTCGCAAGTTACTTCAGTTGATAATCAAACAGAACAAACAGTTGAACAAAATATTGAGCCTTCAAATGTAGACAATGAGGTAGCTCCTCAAATTAATTCTACACAAGAAGTAGACTCTCAAGTTAATATTGCTCCTGTCGATAACAGAAACGGGTCAAAAAACGAAGATGTATTTGCTTCTGAAGAAGTTGCAAAGATTAATAATTTTCTTAAAAAAAACCCGTCTAAAAACGTTAACGACTTTTACGAACTTACAAAAGACATTAATTCAATTCCTGAAGACGATTTAATTCGCCAATATCTTTCTGAAAAAGAAGGAAAACAAAAGGCTGGGATCGAATTGGAAATGAAGAGGATGACTTTAGAACAAGTCCCTGAAATGTCTGATGAAGATTTTGATGATGACTTTGGAGAAGTTTCGCAGAAAGACATCGATCAGATTAATGAACGAAACTTAGAGAAGCAGGCTAAACGTGAGGAACTATTAGCCAAAGCAAAAGCTTTTCATACTGAAAAAGTTAATTCAGAATTATCGTTTGAATCAAATTCACAATCAGATAATAATTTATCAAATGATGATTTGATTAAACAACAACAAGTATATGCACAAGAAGTTCGTGCAAACTATCTCAATGAAATTTATAAAGTAGAAAAAGAAGTGTCTGATATTCCATTGAATATTGGAGGTAAGACAGTTTTTTTCACGATGGAAGATGAAGTTAAATCAAGTATAAGACCATTTGTTGAGAATATCAGCGAAACAGTTAAGGACTATTTCAATGCTGACTATACTCAAGTAACAAATGCAAAATCGTTATACGAAGACTTTGCAGCATGGAGAAGTCCACAGTTTAAGCAACAAGTATTTGATTTCATTTATGAACAAGGAGTTGCTGCTGGAATGGAACAACGTGATAAAGCACAAAGAAATATTTCATTCAATAATCGTGAGGTTACTACTCAAAATTCAAATCCAAGAGAAGAACTTGAAGGTCTACGACATGGCGCTCATAAGTCGATTCTAAAATAGAAAACTAAAAACCAAAAACACAAATTAAAAATGCCAATCGTAAATCCAACAGTAGATAAACAATATCTTTTACAGAAGAGTACAGGAGGAAGAAAACCTCTAGTATCTTCTATGGAAATTGCAGCAGCTACCGCACCAGAATTTATTGGTGAAGTAGTGTTGCCAGAAATAGCTAAGAACACCTATTTAGGTTTCTTATTAGCACAAGGAAATGAAATCACTGTAGCAATTGATCAGTTCAGATATAACGAATCTGAAGGAACTAATATTCCTTTATCAATCACAGGAAAGGTAGTAAAAAGAACAGCAAAAGATTTTTCAATCGATGCTACTAAAATTCCTACTGATCCATATGATTTTGATTCCAGTAGACCTACAAAACTTCAATTTATTGTAGAAGTAGGAATGGAGTTTATGGCAATCGATGCCACTGGAAAAATGAACTATGGAAAAATTACTGCAATTAATGCTGACAGTACTGTAATTACAGCCGATAGAGTTGATACAGATACAGATTGGGACATTGCTTTAGTTGATCTTGAAATCATCTTTACAGGTTACAACTTAGATCATTGTGAATGTCCTCCATGTATTGGATATAAAGATTATTCTCCTGCAAGAGAACAATCTTTCTTCAAAACAGGAGTTTGTCTTGAATGGTGTGATGAAGAAGTTATTGCAACAGGAGGTGGATCTTATGAGCCATATAAAACCAAAGATGGTGAATATTGGTTAGATACAAATCTTGATAGAAAAATGACTGAACTATCTGATATGACTGATAATGCACTTGCCTTTGCAAGAAGACTTACAGCAGCTCAGGCTACTGCAAAAGGTTCACCAAGAGGAACAATGGGTATCTTCCAAATCTTAGATAACAGAGCAACTAAATTCCAGGGTAAAATTACTGCAATTTCTGATCTATCTGATATCGCAGCATTGCTTGAAAAAGAAGGTGTATATGAAGCAGCACTTCACTGTACTCCGGAACAGTATACGGCATTAATGGATTTGCTTCCAAGAACTAATTATCAGTGGGATCCATTTGTAAATCATCAAAATGATCTTATGTATCTAGGATACAAAGGAATTGATGTTAATGGAGTTAAGTTGATTTTCACTAAATGGAATGCATTTACAGGTAAACATGCATCACAAAATCTTGCTAAAAAATACAACTTCTTAATTACTCCAATGGGTAAATTAAAAAGAACAGTAGGAGGTCAATCATTTGAAGTTGGTTATGCTAACATTGCATGGTTCGGAAACGAAAGAAAGGTTTATAAAAACCTAAGAGTTGATAATGGAATTGCAAATTGTGACAAGTTCAAAATTGAATATGTGAACAAGTTTGCACCAGTTATCTTCTTCCCTGAGAAATTCATCGTAGGTATTAACTAATAATCATTTTAAATACAGTCAAGTAGGGAGAAATCCCTGCTTGATTTTAAACACATAACCTAAATATGTCAGAAACTAAAACATACATTTTCGATAGTGAATATTGGAAAGCTCATTTAAATCCAGTTTATGTAAATAAAGAGAGAGTGAAGATCAGGCTTGTTGAAGATGATTCAGAACTCGAATATAAAAAACAGGAAAAGGAAGCAAAAGGACAAAGAATCTATGTGAATTCTCAAATCATGTCATTCAGTAATCCTGTTGAACAAAAATGGCTTGAAGGTCACCCTAGATTTGGTGATTTAATTAAAGTTTATGATCCAGAAGCTAATGCAGTTGCACATCTTGAAGCAGTTGAAAATGCAAGCCAAGTACTTGATAAAGTGTTTAAGCTTGATGAAGTAAATCTTAGAGCTTTAGGTATTGAGTTATTTGGCTTCTCAGCTCTGCAACAAGGTATTCCTGTATTAAGATTGAATATTGTAAATGAAGTACAAGAAGATCCAGATAAAATCAACAAGATGTTAGATGAATCTGAAAATAAGGAAAAACTTTTTGTAACAGTTGCGTTTGCAAAAGAAATCATTATTCAAGATGTTGCCGGATCTGAAGTTAGATGGAAATCTAATAATGAGTTAATAACTACAATTCCAAGAGGTAAAACTCCTGTTGAAGAAATGGTAGATTTCTTAAAAACGACTGAAGGTAAAAAAGTAGCTACAGTTCTAGCTGAACAGATGCGCGAAGATACTATTGAAAAAGTAACTACTAAAAAAACAACAGCTACAGACAAGGCTGATAAGTAATGTACATAGATCGGTTATATACTCTAATAAATGTTTTGTTAAACAAAGACCAGCGTGGTAAAATAACTGTAATGGAGTTTAACAGCATTGTTGGAAATGCTCAGTTAAAAGTTGTTTCAGAATTATTCTCTGTATTTAAGAAAACAAGTTACAGAGAAATGAGAATGCAGTTGGCTAACAATTATGGTAATGATGCGTTTACACAAAAACAATTAATAGAGTTCTATGTAACCAGTAAAGAAATAAACATTAATGGTGGTAAGGCGCAATTACCACCAGATGTTTTATATGTTGAGTCAGTTTTCGATAGTGATAATGAGTATGAAAAGGTTGAGCTTAAAACATTCAATAGTTTGAGTAGGACTAAAAGAATGCGCCCAAGCCAATGTTTACCTGTATTCACACTCAATAATAATGAAGTTAGAATATCTTCTAATAAAACAAGTGTAGAGTTAGATTACATTCGAAAAACTAAAACACCAAAATACACATTTCATATTGTTCAAGGCATTGAAATGTTTAATCCTTCTGCAACAGACTTCCAGGATATTGATATTCCAGAAGCATTATTTACACAGTTACTTACTGAAGTTTTATCAATGGCTGGATTGAATGTTAGAGAGCAAGAGGTAGAAGCTTATGCTAATGGATTAAAGCAAGAAGAAATGTATAATAATCAATAATGCGTCTGTAGTGTAATGGTAGCACAAATGATTCCAAACCATTTAGTAAGAGTTCGAATCTTTTCAGGCGTGCAAATATAGCGGAATCCGAAAAGCTTATAGAGTAGGAATAAACCATTGAAAAATTCAAGAATAATGGTAATTAATTTTAATAAGAAAGACTTAGTTTCATTTGGTAACTACTTGCTTTCTGAAGAAAGAGAAAATTCTATAAAACAAACTAATAAAGATAATGAAAACATTCCATGTTATGAAGATAGAAAACGTGAAGTAACACATGCAGATTATTGTAACTGGATGGATAAAATGAAAAAATAACTATGCCTACACTGAAAGATTTAATTGATGAACTTGAATTAGAATCCCAAACTCCAGATAGCTTATTTAGAGTTAAGACTAGATTCATGATGACAAAGTACTTTAAAGAAGCACTTAAGAAATTAAATCTGACATTTGGTAGGAGTATAGTAGGGATGAATGGTACAGTACCATCTTCTTGTAAATTATATAAACCACAAGATTATCTTAGATTTATTCGTGCTTATATCATTAATTGTGATGGTAAAACTATTGAATTAGCTAAAGATTTAACATTACCAGAAACCATTTTCAATTTCCTAATTGACTGTGACGGATCAATTTTAACAGATTGCGATGGAACAGACTTATACCAGGAATGTATTAGTTGTAATTCTGTTGATAATAAAATTAAAGATATATCATGTGAAGTATGCTGTGGTAAAGGTAAATATGTACCAGAACCATTAAGATCTTTATTAGATGATTTAGTTAAATATTCTAATAGTACGATTTCAGTTAGAGATGAATACTTTGAATTTAGTGCTGATCTTGAAGAGCAAAATGTGATCATAGAATATGTAAGCAATAAAATTAATGATATTGATGAATGTGCAATCAATATTCCGGATGAATATGAAGATGCATTGGTTTATTACACAAAATATAAATTATTAGAAGGAGGACAGGATACATTAAGTATTTCTCAAGCATTTAAGAAAGAATTCAAAAGTGCTAGGAATGTTTTAAGCAAAAGTCAAAATGGACTTTCTATGGCAGATATTGATTCTATACTTCTAATGAAATCACGATAATGCCAACAATACAAAATATTTTTACACAAGGTAGGATGGATAGTGATGTTCATCCTACTTTTACTGATAATAAAGGCTATGTAAGAGCGGAGAATTTGCGTTTATCAGGCGAAGGAGATAACGGAGCTTTTAAGTCAATAAAATCATCATTAAAAATTAGTGATTTTTCTAATGAAGAAATGGTTTTGATTGGATCTTATAAAGGCTTTAATGATAAATTATTTTATTTCTTAGCAGCTAAAACCGGATTGAGTAAGATTATTGAATATGATATTATTTCAGGTAACAGTAGATTAATTATTGAAGATACTCAAGTTCTAAGATTTGATCTAATTCGTTGGAAAGAAGGAGCTGAAATTTTCCCTTTAAAATTTTTATTAAGTATTAATCAAATTGGCGACTTACTTATTTTTAGTAATGAAGTTTGGGAATACCCAAGAGTAATTAATTTAAGCCGATTAGAAGATTATTATAATGGTTTTACAATTGATGATATTACCTTAATCAAGAAACCTCCATATGATGCTCCTATAATAAAAAATAAGAGTAAAAATAGTAATACTGTAAGTGATGTTGACAAAGACCGATTCGTTGCGTTTGCTTACAGATATAAATACAAAGATGGAGATTATACACCACTATCTTTTTATTCTGATTGCTCATTTGAGACTGATGGTACTTTTGAAGTTGATGAAGATAGGCTGAATAAAGCAATGGTTAACAAATTTAATAAGCTTCAGTTATCTATTAATTCAGGAGGTCATAATGTTACTGATGTAGAAGTTTATGCCAGGGAACAATTAAGTAATACAGCTTATAGAATTTATAATGTTAATAAGAAAAAAGCTAGTATTAATGATGATTCAGAAATATTAGTTGATTATAGCTATTCTTCTAACTATGAAGTTTTAACAGATGATGAAACTAAATATATTTATTCAAACATGCCAAGATTCCCTAAGTCTCAGGAGTTAGTTGGAAACAGATTAGTGTATTACAATTACAAAGAAGATAGGGATTTAAAAGATATTAATGGTGATGATATTGATGTTTATTATTATGTAGGAGTTAAAAATACTCCATATTCATCAAGCATTAAAAACAATACTGCTGTATCATTATTCAAATATAAAATTGGAGTTATTTTCTATAATGATTACAATGAAAGAACCTCAATATTACTTCCACAAAATGAAAATGTATCTGAAGCTACAATAGGTTTTGAAGACAAGAATACCATAAATAGTTTATTTGTTAAAATGGTTTCTAATGCTCCAAGTTGGGCAACGAAAGCAAAGTTCGCAGTTTTATCACAAAAGCTAAACTATGAAAACATTTATATTACTTATGCCCGGAAAGTAGGGAATAAAATTTTCCTAAGTATCACTGGTGATAATATTAACAGAATCCGGAAAGATGATGTTATTATTCGTAGTGACAGTTCCGTTTACAAAGAATATAAGGTTTCAGAAGTTCAACAATATGGTATAAAAGATGGAGTTGTAAGAGATGGAGTATATGCGGTTATTGAAGTTGATGATAGTTTTATTCTAACAGCTAATGGAGTTGATATACCTTCTAAGGTAAATGAAAGTGGTTGGAGGACAATAGATGCAGTGCAACAAAGTACAAATCCTAAACGATATGATGCTACTAGCTTTTATTCTGGACAAATAGGAAGTATAATTTATAATTCTACAAATAACAGAGCTGACTTTTTAAAAAGTGATTATGGAGTCATAAAAGAAGGCGACTTATTTAGTTTTAGTGTAGACTTTCACTATGGTAGAACTGGTGATGAATATGGATCAATTAATATTTCAGAACAAATATTTGCAACGAAAGAATATCCAAGCATTTATGAATTATTAAAAGATAACTTAAAAACACCTTTCTTAAATGTTGTTGGTAATAATACATTAAATGAAGTATCATTATTTACTAATAGTAATTTTCCAGATTATGTAAAAGAACAGATCCCAAGAATGTACAATTGGGCTGTAAATTCGACAGCAGTTCCACCTGAATATGCAGAAGTTAAAGTTAGATCAGAAGTTAAACTACAAAGAGGTATTATCCCAATTAGCTTTAGAACTAAAAATAAAGAAGAATTAAACAATATATATTATCCAACATATAAAACTTATAAAGTTGAAAATGGTAATATTATTCCTGATAGAATAGAAGCAGGAATGCCAACATTTGATATTGAATTTTATAATGGTTATTGTTGGGGTAATGGAATAGAATCTTATAAAATTAAAGATCAATTCAATGGGAAAAAACTAGAAAATAGTTTCCATCCAAATTCAGTATTATTAAGAGGTTACAAAGAAGTCCACCGGAAGAATGATATTTCATATGGAGGAATTTTCAATTATGAATTAGGAATAAATAATTTACCAGTTTTCAATTCAACATTAGCCAATTGGAAAACTTTACCCATAAAATATGGAGAAGGACAGAGAATTATTTCTACTGATTCAGATTTAGTTGTATTTAATCCGAATAAAATATTTAGAGTATTATTTGGTAAGTCAGTTATACTTGATTTACGTGGAAATGAAAGTTTGGCTACAACAAATGATGTACTTGGAGATATAATTGAATTAGATTATGATTATGGAATTTCATATAATCCTGAATCAATAGCTGTTAATAGTAATATATTATATTTTACAGATAAAAATAAAACCAGAATTTTAGCATTATCCGGGAATCAAATTGTAGAAGTAAATGGACAGAATTGTGGAGTATTTAAAGAAACTATTGATCTATTAAAATCAAATTCAACATTCATTGGTACTTATGATGAGGCTCATGATGAATATGTTTTAGGTTTTAATAACAAATTAACTTATAGTTTTAATCAGAATTATAAAGGCTTTAGTCACATTATGACTTATAATTTCGATTATTTACATGGAACCAATGGTAAGTTATTCCAATCTTACAAAGGTGTTTTATATGAAGCTGAAAAAGGAAATGATTATAGTTTATTCGCAAACCAGGGGACTAAAACTGGTAAATTAAAATACTATGTGAATGTTGAGATGAATACTGATATTATTTATCAAGCTCATTCATTACAATCTAATGTTTCGTGGAATACTTCATTTAAAACAAATCTTACAGAATCCAATATACCCGAATCAAATTATAAATACAAAGAAAGCTTTTATTACACTGAAATATATCGAGATACAATAGGGATCAATAATGCACAAGGCGTTGGAGAAATATCACATGTAAATGGCAATGAAGTTACTTTTAATTATATGCCTGATGGTATTAATGTTGGTGATGATTTAAATATTGAAGGTAATATAAGTTCGGCAATAACAAATATAAATGGCAATACTATAACAGTATCAAATAATACTGGATTTATTATTGGGCAATTTGCGTTTACAACCCCACAAAGAACTTTGGAATATAATCCTAATGGAAGTCCTATGAGAGGTAAATGGTTAGAAGTGGAACTTTCAAAAACTTCTAATGAATATGTTTATATAGCATCAACAACCACCGAAGTCAAAAAATCATATTTATAATGGAATTAGAACTAAGAGAAATTGAATCTGTTGATATTCCAATTGTAAATAATTGGTTAGAACAGTGGAAACTAAATAAGTTAGATGAAGGTATGTATCCTGATACTGGCTTAGTACTTCAAGATGCGTTTACAAAAGAAGGTATATACATGGGTTTTGTATGGTGCAGTAATTCTAAAATGGCAATGATAGGTTTTATTACCAGGAACCCAAATTACAAAAATAAGTTACCTAAGCAAACAAGAGAAAAATTCATTGCAGATTTATCTTCGTATAGTAGAGGATTAGGTTTTACACATGTTATTACATGGACAGATAATAAGTTTTTGATAGATGATTTCAAAAATTTAGGATATTCCGAAACCTCAAACAAAGTATCAGAACTAATAACCAAATTCATATAACATATGCCAGCAGCAGCAGCCGTAGTCGGAGGGGTAGTAGGAATAGGTTCCGGATTAGCACAAAGTATTGGAGCAGGCAGACGAGCAAAAAGAATCCAGGAGCAAATTGATAATTACCAACGTCAAACATTACAAAATCCATATAACACATTACAGGTTTCAACATTAGGGTCTGATCTTCAGCGTGAAGATTTAGCAAGGTCAATGGCAACAAATGCTAATTTACTTTCAATGGGTGGTAGCAGAGGATTAGTTGGAGGTTTACCAAATTTAATGGCTCAACAAGTTGCAGCAGAACAACAAATAGCAGCTAATCTAGATCAGCAATATATTCAAAACCAGAATATGAAAGCTCAAGGGAATGCTATGGTTCAACAAATGCAAGAACAACGTGAACAATCTGATTTGTTAGGCCTTGGAAATGAGCTAAACAATGCAATACAGGAAAGAACAAATGGTATTAATACTATGGTTCAATCAGGGTTAGGACTTGCAAATGCAGCAGCAAGTGGTGTATTTAGTGGTGTTACGGGAAATAATTCAAATATCAATTCAAATAATCCTCTGGGGTTAACAACAGTTTTGCCAGGAGCAGAAGTACAGAGAATTAATAATATTCCAAATCCAATGTTACCCAATTATAATGTGAATCAAAATACATTATTTCCAAACTCACCTTTATTCTATTATAATCCTGGAATAATTGATAATGCATCTATATTTAACCCAAGAAGAATAGGATAAAATGGCAGGACAAGGGACGTTTATTGCTTATCAGCCTTTAAAGCCAACAGAATTAAAAGTTGGGGATTTAGTTTCTCAATCTATTAATTATATGATTCAAAGAGGAGAAGCTCAGAAAGCTGCAAAATTAAAGATGCAACAAGAGCAAGGTAAGAACCTATATGATATGTATAAGGATATAAAGTTAGATCCTTTACAGACAGTTGCACCATTTCAGAATGCTTATAATGATTTTGTTGGACAAGGTATAGACATGGTTTCTACAGCTAAATCAAGAGCCTTAGATTATTCAATTCCATATGAACAAAGAGTAGCAGAATTACAAAAGGCTCAGAAGTTTAGTAATGATGTTAAGATGTTAGGAACATTTATGACTTCTAAAGATGACCAGGAAGCATTTAGAAAAAATATCGATAGGCTAAATAGTGGAGATTATTTTGAAGGAGATAACCGAGTTGGGTTAATGCAATCATTAGCAACATCAAATGCGCAATTAATTAGAGATAAGGATGGAGATATAGCAGTTGCGTTTGCAGGATCACCAGATTCAAAAATGGGAGATCAAGCTGTAATAATGAAACTTAGTGAAGCAAAAAATTTACTAACATCTGGATTAGAAAACAATTTATTAGATGGTGATAAGGGATTAATTACAAGTTTAAATAAGTCAGGGAAAGATATGGTTGTACAACAAGAGCGAAATACAAATGGTGTTACAACATATAAAACAATTAAATTTGATCGTGATAGAGCTATAAACTATTTAAAATCATCTATTGGATATTCTTCACCTGAAGATTTCAATATAAACTCTGTTCCACAAAATTTCAATCAATTATTTTTTAGAACTAATAAACGTAATATTGAAAATAGTTCAGATTTAGATACTGCGATAAATTTAGCAGCTAATATTATGGAATCTGGAGCAAAAGAAGTAGATAGTGTAAAACGTAGTAAAACAGATACACAATTAGCATTAGATAATCAGAGATTAGTAAACGCAAAATTAACTACTCAACAAAAGATAAAATCTTTAAATACTCCAAGTGGAGGAAGTGGAGGATCACAACAATTAGGTAATGGAACTTTATCTGTGAGTCCAGTAATTTGGAATACACAACAAAAAGATGGAAAGCGAAGTTATGAAATGCAAGCAGTGAATTATTTCGTAAATGGAAATTCAAATGCCGGTAAACAATCTAGGGTTGGTGTTACAGCTTTTTGGAATCCAGTAGGAGGAAGTCAAGGTACAGGTGCTGTAAATTTTGGTGTTAATTTACCAACAAAAGATGGGAAAAGGGTAGTAATGGAAAAAGCTGACTTATCAAGAGTAATACAAATACTTTCATCTAATAAAGTTAAAAATCCCCAATCAATACTATCAAGTATGTCATCAGCTATTATAAATGATCCGAATTTGAAAAGTGAAAATAATAAGTTTATACAGTTCAATGATAACTTCAATGTAGACTTCTCACCTATAAAACCTAAAAGTAATTATACATATAATTATAATTTGAGTGGAGGCTTATTAAAAGAATTACAAAAATAAAATAAAGCTCCTTAATTGGAGCTTTATTATTGTAGCAATACCACTAAAAGTATACTCAGATCTTATTTTTATATACATAACATCTGTTAAATGAATCCAGAAGAACTTTATCTACAATACCAAAGTAATGGTGGTAACTTATCATTAGAAGACTTTTTAAACATGCAGTCCTATCTTGAGCCTAATGATTTCTCAGCTTTAATTCAAGATACAACTTCATTAAAAAAAAAAGACGATACAAATACAGGCTTATTAAGCTCACAAGGCTTGTCAACATCCAACAACAGAGAAAATATAAATCCTATTTCAATAGGGCAAAATACACAACAAGAAACATTAAGTGTTCCAATAGATTCACAATTAGACCTAAATCAGAATCAATTAGATCAACAGAATGGAGTTTCCAACTTGGTAAATTCAAATTCAGAATCAGCTTTAACGTCTGGAAATAATGGCACTCCGTTTACAACTAATTTACCTATAAATACTCAGAATCCATTATCCTATAAAGGTAATATGGATAATCTAGTTTTGGATGAAAATGGTAATGCTAAAAGTAAAGTAGGTACGATTAGTTTTCCAAATGATAATCCAAATAATAATACAACTACTTTTAATAGTGGTGTAACTGTTCCTAATATTTATTTACCATATGAATCTAAAGTAGATTTTACTCAATTACCAAAAAATTATTTATCTCCAAGACAATATAAACCTGGAGAACTATTAGATTATTCTTATCAGGATTTTACAGGAGCTAATATTAATGATCCAGAATCATATGCAAAAGATCTAGAATCGAAAGGATACATAAAGCCTTCATATCTCAAAGATGGTACAAGAGCTACTTTAGAAAATGGTTTGCCTGCTTTTGAAATAACTAAGAATGGTGCAGAATATTTCACAAAAGAATCTGAAAAATATGTTGAAGGAAATAACTATGAAGCTGCTAAACAAAAGTTATCACCTGATAAACCGGAATTAACTGATCTTGAAAAATACACAAATTCACTTTTTGATAAATACGGATATCTAGTAACAGAAGAAGATAGATCAAATTATCTTCAAACACCAGAAGGAAGAAAAGAACTTCAAATTACGCTTGAAACACAACAAGAATTAGGATCTTATCCAAATGCAACTTACCAACAAGTATATGATATGGTAAGTAGACGTTATAATAAGCCAGATGAATTTTATTTAGATAAAGCTCAAAGTGTATTGTCTTCGATGATGGATAATCAAAAACAAACCGCCTTTGATGACTTTAGTAATAGATTGGGTTCAGATAATGAAATCATGCCAGATGATGTTGCGGAGAATAAATTCTATTTAGAAGTTGAAAAGAACTATGATCTTAAAAAACTATTTGGGGAATTTTTAGATAGTGAAGAAGGCCAGTTGTACACTAGAACAGATCAGAGTATTAGAAATAATACAAATGGACAGAGAAATAGAAAGAATATTTGGAATGCATTTTCTAACTGGACTAATCAGAAAGAATTATTAGATATTGAAGCTAAACAAAATAATATATATAATCTAAAATATAATGTCCAGTCAGCAGCAGAAACTGGTGATTTTAATTTAGTAAATCAGTATGTAAATCAAATAAATACTGTTCAGAATAGTATTCAGAATAATATAAAAAATGTACAACAAAATGATAGTATTACATCTGATGTAAATAAAATATTTACAAGAGTAAATAAAGAAGACTCCGAAGCACAAGATTTCCAAGCAAGAGTATTAAATGGTGATGGTATTGCAAGAACACAGAATATTTTAGGCCAAGTAGTTTTAGGATTAGGGCAATCAGCAATAGATGCTAGTTCAGGTATTTTAAGAATACTTACTACACCCTTTAGTCAAGATGTAAAAGATTCAGCTGATCAATTAAGTGAACCTTTAAAGCTTGGTAATATTGAGATATCACCATTAAGAACAAATGTTACAAAATATAGTGATAATTCAGGTAGAGTTTTTGAAGAAAGAAATGGTAAATTATTCCAGATTGAAAATGGAATTTATAAACCTGTTAGTAATATATCCGGTTTAAAAGAAACTGGAAAAGATTCAGAATATAATCCTTCAGGTATGGCTTTCTTAACAGGTAAGATGGCTGGAGATATCTTAATAACAAATGAAGTTGGTGGATTAATAAATAATACAATAACTAATAACGCAATAAGCCTTGCTTCAAAAACAACTCAAGCTTTTGGTGCAGAAAGTGAAATTGCAAAACAAGCTAGAAATTTTGCAAGATATGCTCAAGGTGCTAATTCAATTGAAAACAAATCAGTATCAGGCTGGTTTGTTCAAATGTATAATGATAGTTATAAAAGTGCTGAAGACTCAGGAATTTCATCCACAGCAGGCAAAACAGTATATGCTACTGTAAATTCATTTATTCAATCATTAATTCAAAGAATTAATCCAGACAGTAAATTTCTTTCCGGGTTTAATAATGAATACAAACAACTACTTTCTTCATTAAGCACTAGTAATGGAGAGCGAATTTTAGCTAATGCAAAATCATTGTTTTCAAAAATAGGAGATAATGTAGTTGGAGAAACTAAAGAAGAATTAATTCAGCAAGTTGTTGGTGACATGACTAATTATGTTACTAATATTATTTATGGATCAGATTTTAAATTAACAGATAGTGAAGGATATAAAGATGTAGTTGTTGGAACAATTGTTCCTTCCGCAATAGCATCTTTAATGGGAGGTTCAGGTTCTAGAAATATTAAATTAGGTAATAATGAAATAAACTTATCTAACTATAATAGAAGCCAATTACTTACAGAATTGTCTCGATTTGATGGGGCTAATAATATGTTAAAAGTAATGTCAAATGATTCTAGTTTTGATAGTTTTTCAAATACATTAGATGATGTTAAAAATGAAGTATTAACAAGGCAAAAATATATCAATAAGATTCCAGATTCACAGAATTATTCTACTGATTATTTAGATAGTGCAATAAAAGTACTTCAACAATTAGAGACGAAACGTAATGATTTAAATCAAGCAGATGCTGCATTCAAACCTAGAATAGAATCTGAAATTTCATCACTAGAATCACAAGTTGACCAAATATTAAATCAAAAACCTACTAATGAGAATACCACATCAACAGAACAAACATCAGAAAGAACACAAGGACAAGAAACAGAAAACAATACAGTTAACCCCGATGAAAATAATAAAACAAAAATAAGTGAATCAGCATTAGAAGCTCTTTGGAGAAAAATATATTTTCAAAATAGAGATGGAAGTATTCTAACATTAGGATATGGAATGTTTCCAAAGACTATGAAAGATATTTTAAATGCAGGACTTCAGAACCGATTTTTTGCTCATGGAATGGGTAAATCAGGATTAGGAGGAAGCCTTAAGGAACTTTTAAATCTTTTTGATAATGGTATTGATAAGAATAGAGGTAATGGATTTTTATATACAGCTCCTCTAGAAGGGTCTGGTGCTGCTTCATCTGGAATTGGTGCAGGGGCAGCATATTCAAATGGAAGTTTTATGCTTATATCTACAGATCCAGAAATAAAAGATATTAATCAAGTACAAGGTATTTTAGTTAATGATGGATTGGTTGAAGAATATCCTGAATTATTAAATGATCTTCAAAATAGATTTCCAAACCTTTCAATAAATAAATTTTCTGAAGGATTAAAAGTTGCAAATGAAATAGATGAAAAAAACGCTCAAACAACTAAAAATAAAAATGAAAAACAAGGTAACCCACAAAACGATATTCGACAAAATACACAACAACCGGAACAACAGTCTTCTATCAATGAAAACGCATCTGTCGAATCTACAAATTCACCCACTGAAGCCATTAGGCAAAATGAAAATACCCAAACTTCCAACATTTCCGAAGAAGTAAATTTTGATGATTTATTAGCTAGAATAAATAAAATATCTGATGACCAAACGAGAAGTAGTACTAACTCTAATGAAAGAGTTCAATATGCACCTGATATCAATCAGGAACAACAAACTTCAAATAGTGAAACAGTACAAGCCAATGAATTACCAGGAAGTACTAACCAAGTTGAAGTAAATCCGAATGATTTGCGTTCACAAGAAACATCCGTATCAAATGAGCTAAATCCAAATAAAACTAGATTATCAGAAAATGTAATAGCTACAACTAAAGAAATTAGATTGCCAGATGGAGATAATGGCTATAGAGTAACTGTAACTGATAATAATGGAAATTTAATAGAAGATAGAAATGGAGACAGTGAATTTGATTTTTCTGATCAAACTGAAGTTGACAAGTTCATAAATCAGAAGCAAAGAGGGTTTAGTTTATCTAAACAATCTAAAATTAAAACTGAAGTTCCGGTTACAGAAAGTACATCATCCTCCAATTATATAGGCAAAAGAGTTTCATTCAATCAATTTGGTGATACTAGAAGTGGAGTTGTTGAATCAGAAAATAAAGGTAGATTAACTATTAAAGGTGATGATGGTAAAACATATTTCACAGGATCTCCATTAGTTCAGAACTTAAAAGATGAATCAGGTAATCCAATTCAATTACAAAAATCATCAGAAAACTTTACTCCTATATCTCAAGAAGAATTTGATTCATTAATTGAAAAGCTTAAAAAACCATTTTCAAAAACATTTAAGAATTTAAAAATAACTACTGATTGGAATGAGTTTATTAAAAATAAAAATACTTTGGATGGTATTAATAATTTAGATGAACTAAGTTCAAACAATGTAGTTGTAAGTGATAATGATATAAAATTCATGCAAAATAATGGTACTATTTATGGAGCAAAGTTACCAGATGGTACTATTTATATTAACCCTGAATATCTAAATGCTAATACTCCAATACATGAGTTTTCCCATTTATGGGAACAGTTAATGCCAAGTAGATTTAAAAATGGAGTTGAACTATTAAAACAGACTAAAACCGGAAAAGAAATATTCAATAGATTAAAATATGAAGGTAATTATAATAATTTATCTGATAACGAATTATGGAATGAAGCATTAAATACTCATATAGGTAACTATGGAGAATGGCAATTTCAAGAACGTCAGGCTAGGGGGAAAATGGCTGAATTTGTACAGTGGTTTAGAGCCTTTTTCAATAAGATAGGTGATGTATTAGGTATTGGTAATTTAAATCCAAATATATCTTTAAATAACTTTACAAATAAAGTTTTAGGTGACTTAATGAATGAAAAAATATTAAGTTCTGAAAATTCAAAATCATCTAATATTAATTATAGTTTAGGGAGTAATGAGCTTAATAATATTGCAGAATCTACTAAAAGACATATTAAAGAATACAGTACATTCCTTAAAAATAAGGAGAAGTTAAAAAATGGAGAACTAACTAATGAAAATACAATTAGAATTGTAAAAGAAAGCAGATTTAATGATGAGAATTATACAATTGATTTAGGGCGACCAAGTACTTTACTTAAATCAATAGGGGTTTCTGATAATGAAATGAATGTTAATTTATCATATTTATTTAATAAAATCATTAAACAAAGTAAACATGAAATTTCAGATATTCAGAATTTAAGAAATATAGTAGATAATATTCAAGATCCAGTTGCCGTTTTTGATAATTATGAAGACGGTAAAAAAACTAAGGATAGGTTAGAATTTTTAACTGCTTTAAAGAATTCTAATAATAAAAATATTGCTTTAATACTTTCATTAAATGAAGAGAACTCATCTGATAAAATAAATACAATAAAAACAGGATTTGCATTAAATAATATTAATAGATTAAGAGCGAGATTACTAAATAATTATGATGGTATTAAATATATAAATAAGCAGGGAATAATTGAAGTACTAAGAGATAATATAAATATTGGTGATTCTATTGTTAAAATTAGATATGATAAAAATACAGATTCTATCAAATTATTAACTGAAGATATAAATTCAAACAATGTTAAATTCTTAAAAGAAACTATAGACCTAATTAATGGATTTAAAAATCCTAGTATAAATAATGTTAATTTCTCTATTAGGACAGATAATACAAATAAGCTAAAGATAAAAGATGATGTTGAATTATCAAATTTCTTTGGAGATAATACTACTAGTATAGATGAATTAATTGCAAAAGGATATAATATTTCAGACGATATAGCGAATCTTGCAAGAAAATTTGATACTAAAATTTATGTTATAAATGAAAATTTATTCAATAAATCAGAAAAAGAAATAAACTCATATGTTGATGGCTTATTGAAGGATTATCAAGTTCTAATAGATAATGGTACTTATCAAGAATCATATTTAAGACAAGAGCTTTTAGATGGCATTGTTACCCAAGTTTTTAATGATGCAATAGGTGAGGCGAAAGGAAATTCAATTTATATCAAAGAAGGAGCTACAGATTTAAATAATTTTCTTAAAACAAAATTAGTACAACATGAATTAGCACATGTTTTCACTTCATACTACCTAGCTGATAATATAGACTCTTCACAATTAAATGAACAAGAACTTACATTTAGAAATGAAGCACGTTCAGCTTACGAAGAAGCATTAAAGAATCCGAATAAAACAAATGCTTATGGCTATTCTAATAATTATGAATTCATAGCTGAATATATTGCCAATGACAACTTTAAATCAGAAGTTGATAATTATTTAGACTATTTGAATAATCCTGAACCAAAACCTTTATTAACAAGAATTGTAGAATATATAAAAGGATTGTTTGGTTTTAAAAACAACACAGAATTAAAACAAGAGTTTCAATTACAGAAGTCTATTGATGAACATATAAATAGATTAAAGGAAGCTGATGGTTCAATTAATCTTCAAGCATATTCTGGTGTAAGATTTATGATTAAAAAACTTATGCCAGTATCAACTATTCAAGAAGTATTAAATGAAACTGAAACAAATGGTATTGAGGCTGGGTTAGCTAAATTTAAAGAGTCTGCATTTTATAAAAGTTTATCTGATAAACAGAAAGCTTTAATTGACAGTGAAGGAATAACAAAACTTATGCAAGAGCAAGTTATTCTTCATCGTGAAGATCAGATTAATAAGAAAAAAACTGCTGTTGAAAAAGTAAAAGAACAAACTTCTAAAAAAGAAAAAGAAATTGCCTTCAATAAAATTGAGAAGATACATGAGAATTATAAAAATAAAATTGAAGAATTAAGGAAATCTAATAAATCATATAGAGAAAAGGTCGCAGAAAGAAAAAGGCAAGCAAAAGAAGCATATGATAACACTGTAATTTTCCTTAATCAAAATATGATTAGTGGGAAGATAACTCCAACTGAAGTTTCGCGTTTACTAAAAGCTGCAACTGGAATTCTAAGCACCCGTAATTCAATTTCAAACTTCAACAAGTTTACAGAATTATTTAATAAAATTAATACGAAAGCAGAAGAACGAAATAAAACTCAAATAGAGAGAACGACTGATAAATATAATGAAGTAAGCCAAACTGTTGAACAACAATTTAATTCTGGTAAATCATTACAGGAAATTAAAGATTCTTTTAATTCTATTGATGAACAAAGAATGGTAGAGTCAGCTTATAATAGATTAGTTAATAAAACTATTTCGCCTGAAGAAGCAAGAAAAAAACTAGATGATTCTTATAAATCTTCGAAAGAAGTTTTAACTAAAAGGTTTAAAGATGAAAATGGTAACGTTATGTCATTTAATCAAAAGTTTAGAGCCTGGTTGAAAAATAAAGTAGAACGTGGAATAGTATCTGGTGTTGATAGACAATTTATACCAAAGAGAATTTTAGAAAACATTGGTGCAAAAGCAGTTTCAAATAGAATGATTGCTTATGCAGGATCTTCTACAATTGCCAAAGAAAAATTTGATAAAGTTCAAAAAAGTGTATATGATGGACTTAACAGATCAGAATTAGAATTACTAGATAAAATAATAGCTGCAAAAAGATTTCTTGCAATTGATAAAAATCGTGAAGAAAAGGGATTACCAGTTATAGATCATCCAGGATACCAAGATGCAAGTACAGCACAGAAAGCATTGGATGCATATAAATCTGAAATTGGAGAAGATGCGTTTACAAAACTTAATAAAAGGGCTGATGCTTATTTTGATGCTTTTAAAACCATCTTATCTGATATGCAAGAAAGTGGGCTTATAAGTAATGAAGTATATAAAGAATTAAAAGATGTAGACTACCAACCAAGAAAATTCCTACGTTATATATTAGATGCTGATGGAGAATTAATGTCATCAGATAGAACCATGTTTAGAAATGAAAATGGAAATTTATCTAAAGAGCAAATTATAGGTTTATCAGAAGGAGATGCATCTGATATGTTAATGGATTCTAAATGGTTAATTCAATCAACATTAGCCAGTAGATATAAGGCTATTGGGATGAATGAAATAAATAGAACATTCTTTACTAAGTATTACCCAGACGCTAAAGCAAAGTATGAATCTATTAATTCGGATAATATTGCAGAGAGTGATAAGAAGTTCTATAAATATTTCAAACAATTACAAAGTAATATTAAAGAAAATAGAATAATTGGATTTACTGAAAGTGGTAAGCCTAAGTATGAATCTACAACACCAGAAGGTTATAAAATTGCTTACTATTATGAGAATGGTGTTCGTCAACAGGTATTCATGAAAGAAGAATTTCATAAAATGTGGCATGACACTATGGACAAGTTAGTTAATTCAGATTTAGCTAAGACTATTTCTACATGGTCTGGAAGTAGACTTGTTAAAGCATTTGCAACTGGAAACAACCCAGGTTTTGTATTTACAAATACACCACGAGACTTTGTTCATGCATTATTATTCTCGCCTGAATATAATAGTTTTTTATTGAGGGCAGGAGCACAGTTAACTAAAGATTCAATAAAAGCTATTGGTGAGATTTATAAACATCGTAATAGTAATAAAACAACTTTATTAACTAAATATTTAGAGTATGGTGGAGGAATGGAGTGGCTTAATCAACAAGGTGAAATTAAAGATTTAACATCTCTTAATAAAACTATTGGGAATTATTTTGATAGTAGAATTGATCCAAAATCTAAAAAAACATTAAGTACTTTATTCAATTTCGCAAGATTAAAGTCTTTATCAAATTATAGTGAAACAATGTTTAGAGTTGCAGTATTTGATAGATCACTTCAAAACCAACTGAAAGTATATAATAAGCTAAATAATACATCTTACAAATCTGTTGAAGAATTATCTAATGAAGACAAAAATAATATGTATTATGAAGCTGTTGCCTCATCAAGAGGGTTATTAGATTTCAACCAGGGTGGAACATTTACAAAATCTGCTGAAGCTGTTATTCCATATCTAAACGCTGCAACGCAAGGTACAAGAGTAATGGTGGAGGCTATAAAAAGAAATCCACTTGATACCTCAGTGAGAATAATCCAAGCAGCTGGATTACCTGTATTAGGAATGCATTTAATGATTAATTTCATTATGGGATTAATTAGACCTCCAGAAAAAGAAGATGAACCTGTAAATAAATCATATGCAGATTTCCTTGATGGAATTTCTCCTTCTCAAAAAATGAATTATTGGAATATTCCTGTAGGATGGGATAAAGAAGAAAAACAATGGAAAGTTTTAAGAATTGCAAAAGCCCAACAATTAACACCAATATCAATTCTATTTGAAGGGGCTTATGAAGATCATATCCGTAGTTCAGTTGGGATGACTAAAAGAGGAAGTATAAAAAATACCTGGAAGAATTTTACAAAAGCATTAGGTGATAATATTGATCCAACACATTTAGCATCAGCATTAGAAGATCCTAGTAAATCACAAAGTTACTTTGATGCTGCATTTAAATTAATTGGTAGTAATCCTGCAAGTAAAGGTTTAACACAATATTACACTGGGTATGATACATTTAGAGAACAACCATTATCTTTTGATATTGGTAAGGTTAGCCGGAAATATGAAGGTGCTGATAAAGCAAATGTAGAAGAGTTCTATAAGGAATTAGGAAAAGCATTAGATGATTCACCAGTAAGATTGAAAGCATTAGTTGAAAGTATCATAACATCCCCCCAGACCAATCCATTTGTTGGTATAATGTATGGTGGAGCAGATGCTATAGTAACAGATGTAGATGCTAAGAAAAGGGCAGGAGTAATTTATGATTCATTTATAAAAAGGATCTTAAGTGAAACTTCAGATTTTAATAGACAACTAAATAAAAAAGCATTGGTTCAAGAACAGTTAGATAAAAATACTGATGAATATGGTGAAACTCGTAATAAAGCTAAACAGATATTAAGTAAATATGGTTCAGTAAATGAATTGTTGAAAAACGAAAAATCTTTAATTGCAGATATAGAAGGATATTCTAAAGATCCAGTTATACAAAAAGATTTAGTTAACCGAATTAAATCACTTGTCAAAAAAGATGGTATTTCATCTATGGTATTTGATGTGAAATATGGAACAAATAATAATGTTAAGAATAAAGCATTGCTTATTTATACATACTCAGAAGGTATGTCATCAACAGAAAAAAGAAGATTTTTTGAACAACTACAATCTCAAAAGATATTATCAAAAGCAGTATTTTCTGAGTACGAAAATGTTATAAAGCAGAATAAAAAGTAGTAAAATAGGCATCTATACTACATAATAGATGCCTATTTTTATCTGAATTAGTTAATATTTATCTGACAAAAAAGTGCAGACATTTCTGCCCACACCCCCATAAACCTAAATATTCAATAAAAATTGAATTTTAGTTATCATCTTTTATTACATGTTTTACAACTTTTAACTTTATTTCGAACAGTTTGTTGGATCTCCATTTTAATATTTTTAGGAATATCTCTTAATACTTTTAGATTTAATACTTTTTTCATGGTAATGTTTTTTAATTTTTATTTAGGTTTACTTCTTGGAACTGATTATTTCCTATATCTTGAATTTCTCCACGTCTTAGTTTTATTAAATCAGCTTGGTTCTTAAAGGAAGTATCTTGTTTATATTTATTTAATTCGGCATCTCTATCTTTTTTATATTCAGTTAGATTTACTTCAATTTGTTTTCTGAATTTATCTAGGTTTATTTTGTTTTCGGCTCCAACATTTGCAATTTCTAGTTTATAATTACCATCAATCTCTGTAAGTTTAGCTTGGTCTTCAAATTTTAATCGATCTCTTACAAGTGCTAAATCATGTTCAAGTTGTAAAGTTTTGCGATTCTCCTCATTAGAAATCCTAGAAGCTTCAACATTGCCATTTGTTGCTTGAGATTGCTTATCCATTTCGAACTGTTGAGCCTTTTTCTGTCTTTCATTAATACGAAGTCTAGCAATTTTATAAGCTAGTTTTATATCTTTAGTCCAACGTAATTCCTGTGCGTCAATAGGATCTAACATACCCTGTTGTACATAGAAATTCAAATCAGTAATTAACTGCATTCTTTCTTTCCTAGTAGGTATATAATCCATATCTAAACCAAAGTAATGAGAAGATCTATTCTTTTTATATTTCTCAATAGTATCAATATCATCACTTCCAATCATATTGATATACTTATTTTTAATATCAGAGTATTTAAATATATCATTTAATCTTGCACTTACAGTTCTACAAACATCTAGACTTAATTTAAAGTTTGCGTCTACAATATCTTTCATTGATAAATTATCAGATAAACGATAAGGTTCACCATCTAGTAATGTTTGGTCTGCTGGTTTTGTTTCATCATTTGTTGCAAACCCAAACTGTTCTTTTAAGAAATTTATTTGTAGAGTTAGCTGATCTACAGTTTCTCTTAATGCGTATGGTATTGCTGATGGTTGTTCTCTAATTGCAGTTGTACTATAATTTAAATCTTCACCATCTTTATCTCTAGTTTTTCTAAAAGAAAGTCCCCGGGTAAAATATAATGCTAATACTTCTTTTGGTTTTAATGCCTGTTCACCAAGCGATATATCTGCAATTGTGTCTGAATCGATTTCTGTAATATTGCCCCTTAATTCATATTCCAGGTGCTGACGTTTAAAATCTAATGCTTGTATTTCATCTATAAAACCGATACATTCTTCAATAATTGAATTTCCTAATCTAGGAGAACATCCAATAAATGGTGGTAGTATTTCGCCTTTATATTCTGGTAAATTTTCAATTAAGTTATATTTTATTACTGTATATGTAGAATCTAATGTAACTACACCTTCATACCAAACATCGTAACTTTGAGTAATTTTCTGTGATATATCAGAAGGTTGTTTAGGATCATAATTTTCTCTTTCAATAAATGAAACCTTTCTGGTTTTACGGTTTATCTTTTTCTTGAAAATATCATTATGTGAAGTTTTAAATGAAAAGAATAAAACATCTACATACCTGTCATCATGAATTTTATCGGTTCTACATATTTTGTTAACTATATCATCATCTAATTCTATTCCATTATTAATTGCTATTCTTCTTAATTCCCTAACAGTAATACTCTTCCTAACTCCATGATAATTTGATTTTGATAAATCAGCTAAGCATCCAGGTTCATAAATATATGATTCTGGTTTTTCATAATTAATTTTAATGCCTGAATTTTTATCTGTGCATACAGAAACAATACCTAGGTCAACAATTAATAAATCTTTCTTTAACTGCTCTTGAATATTACTGAAGTTATTATCCATTAAAACAGCTTTTATACCTAATTGTTCAGAACGTTCTATCTTCAATGGTTCTGCTGTTTCTTCTTCAAGATCTATCTGCTCTTGGCTTTGCGGAATAGCTTCTTGTGGAACAATTTCTTGCCCAGTTAATTGAGTTAGATCATTAATGAAATCTTTAGCGTTTAATAATTTTTCTTTTTCTTTTTTTCTATTTTGCTTTTCTTCTAAAGCCGTTGGATCAAGTGCAAATACATTAATAGAAAATTCATCCATATTAATTCCATTATATGCTTTTCTAAGCTGTCGTGGAAGTATTGGAATTCTTTTGTTAAAATCAACATTTAACATATCTTGATTAACAAAATCCATTGAATATAATCTCTTCTTACAATCTTCTAAATCCTGTTTACCATTGGCATATTTACGAAGTTTTTCAAATTTTAAAGCTCTAGAGCTATAAGTAGCTGTCCATTCTTGCCACATAGCCATAGCATATTTCTTCCCATATTCAATAGTTTTTTTCTCAGAATTAGGAACAAATTCTGGTGGGAAATTATTTATAAATGAATGTTGTGTATTATTCATGACTTTTAACCTACTTTAAAATAACCATAGATGTCTTCATGTTGAGTTTGCTTAGGTATTTCCTTCTTTTTATTAACCTTAGAGTTAGCTATTACAGCCATTTGAAGCATGGCAACTATATCATGTTTTTTACGAGTATCAGTAGAATAAGTTGTAAGGCTTTCAAGAACCTCTAATATTCCAATTTTAAGATCCTTTTCATCTATATCAATAGTAAGATTATTGACTAAATATGTTTCAAGAAAAGTTTCCATTTCTTTTATATTCTTTTCAACTGCATGAATACCTCCATATTTTTTTTCAGTATCTGATAACTCACTTCTTTTCTTTAATGGATTTTCTAGAGAATAACCTCTATATCCTCTGTCATATAATTTCTTTACTAAAGAATCTTTATTTATTTCTACTAGAATTGGAATACTGAAAAATACAATTGCTTTTATCACATCTTCTTCAGCAGTATCAACACTTTCTGGACGGTAGTTATAATAAACAGCTAATGTGTTTTCTGGAACACCTTCATTTCCTTCTTTAGTTAATAACCCCAAAGCCTGTTTTGATCCTTTACCAAAAACAACCTTTGAAACTTGATAAGGGTCACAAGACCATGAACCATAATGACTATTGATAGGTTCTTTTCTACCATTTACTAATTTAAACTTGTTGCGTTCACTAACTGGAGGAAGCCAACACGCTGTAAATCTCCCTTCATCGCATCTAACAATATCAACTTCTGTATCTTTAATACCATTTCTCCAAACTAGATTAAAGTTGAAGTACTGTTCTTTATAAGCTTCTGTTTTCTTAAAGTCTCTTATGACATGAATTCTATCTATAACACCTGGAGTTCCATACATAGAAGAAGCATCTTCATCCAGAAAAGCATCAGTATCAACTCTTGGGTTATTACGTTTTTGTGAATTTAGTTTTTGTATATCATCGCCACATGAGTTTTCTTGTGCGTCTAAGTATGTTTTTGATCCAATTGCTACTATTTCACCTAATTCATTTTTTATTGGTTCCTTTGGGTCATTATATATAACATAACCATATTCGTCAAAGAATCCCATTAAAGAATAATCAGCAGCAATAAATATTGCATAAAGACCAGTTAAAGTTTTTCCGGTTTTATCTCTAGTTGATAATTTAGAATTGTTATAGAATATTTCATAGTTCTTTCCACCTTTATTAGGTGGGTTAGCTGTTGAACCACATATTGCTTTTCCAACAACTCTACTACCAATAATATGGCACATTTTATGAGCTTGATCCCAATATTCATTAATATCAAGATTCCCCTTCATTTTACCTATTTCATCATTGATAGATTTGGTAACCTGTGTACCATCATAAGCATCGACTGTAGTAGCATAAGGTTTAATCTTTGTATTAAGACCAGTATCACTATTAACTCCTTTATTATTAACAGTCATTTTCCTTTGAACGGTACCAAAGTATAATTCCTTCTTAGGATTAGCCTCTCCACTTCTCTTAGGTTGTAAATGTTTTGGGAGTTTTATTAATGGTCTTACAATATGTTGAGAAAATAAAGTATTTGCATCATCATCCTTTTTTGATACAATTGGATAAAAACCGTTTACAGTAATTATAGCATCTCTTAGTAATTCACTACCAGCAGATGTTGAAAAAGAAAAACGTCTTGATTTAAGAAAAAGACTTCCTAGACATCTATTATCTGCATAACAAGCTTCTAACCATATAAAATAATCTCTTTGAGGTTCCCTATAATCTGGATATTTTTCTGATACCAACAAATAGTGTTGTAAGAAGAAGTAATAACCTCCTGGTATGTATACAGCTTCACCATCTATATAAACCCAATCACCATCACTAATTCGTTTGTAATCATTAATTATAAAATCTTCATGGATATTGTAAATATCTTCTAAAGCTTGTTCATAAGATGCACTATCTTCATTATATAAAGTATCAAAATCTTTTAAATCAGTTGGTACTTCATATCGTTCCCATTTTTGGTTTTGTGATTTAACAAGTTCATTTCTAATATTATTAACTTGAGATGGTAATGCAATTAATAAATCATTGATTTCAATAACATGTCCTATAGTTCCATCTTTAGAAATGACAACCATATCTTCAATAGAATGGTAGCCATAATCCCATGACTTTTCTTTATTCCTTTTTTTTATAACTTCATCAGGAATATAGTTATGGACAATACGATGTATACTTTTTCTATATGATTTATCTAACTTTTGCAAAACGCTCTGGTATTCCTCCTATTTTCTTATTTTCAATCTTTTGCCTCTGTACTGATTCCTTATCTTCTAGTAATTCTATACGTTCAATTATTTTTGTTGCAACTCTAGCAGAAAGCCCTTTTGATTTTGCAATAGATGAAAGATTATCGTCAGATGTGAATTGTCGAGAACCATAACATTCTAAATCTTCTTCAGGCTCATCATATTGGGTATAATTAGTAAAGTCAACAGTACTTTCACCACCAATACTCCTACATGTAATTCTTGTTAATTCATGCCAAGTTGTTTTTAATCCCTGTATAATTTTTGATTTGTATTTTGTGTCAGAAGATTTGTCAATACTGATTAAATCCATTAATCCACATAGTTCATTGTAAACATCCTCCCTAGCTTTGACAATAGTTAGGAGTTTGTTTTCTAAAACCTGTCCATTTTTGTTTTTAGGATAAACAATATTACTATCCATTACATCCAATAAGTCATCTATTGCCTTCTTAATAAAAGAGGGCATTTCACTTTTAGCTTGTTCTGTAAAAGATTGTCTTTTTGCCATGTACGACTAATATAGCCTTATACACCATTAATACCTAGTTTGCTAAATGTTTCATTGAATATAGAATTAAGAGTATTTGAAACTAAATCAGTATCTGTTTTAGAAGGGATAAAAGCTTTGTAAGTAGCTTTTTTATTTATTACATCAAGTAAATAATCTTCATCATTAAAAACTTCAACAAAAAACCTCCTTATGTTATCCTGTTTTTGATTTCCACTATGCCCAAACCTGAAAACTCTATTAAGTATCTGTATTTCTTCATATGAAGGCTTACCATCTGTTATTAAGTCCATTATCACAGATTCTAATGTTCTTCCTTTATAAAATTTTTGTCTTGTCAATTTAAGTGCTAAAGTGAATCTTACAGAAAACGGTAAAGGCTTAGCAAACTCTATTTCATTTATCTGCATAACTATTTTTAGGTAAAATAATAATTGAAATGGGAAGTGTATCAACTGCTGAACAAGTTTCTGAAATGTATATGACAGATGAAGTTGTCATTCTAATAGATGGATGCCAGAGAAGAATAACCAAGTTTGACATACTAAAAGATGTAGTGTTTGGTGATATTGATTTGGGTGAGGTTATAGAGCAATCATTTGAAGATATTGGAAGCTTTACTCCAGAAAACTTAACAACAGAATAAACTGATATCCAAAACGATGAAACAATTTAAAAATGTTGAAATAATTAAAAACGAGAATGAGGCTATAAAGCCAAATTCGCTATATATATTGCCACTTGATTCAGAAAAGTGCGAATTATTTATTGTTGATAAGAATAGAACTAGAGTAAAAGTTAAAAATAGAGAAATAGATAATTATTCTTTAAAGTTAACAAAAGAATTTTCTCTAATTCCATCAAAAAGTAATGGAGATATTACAAGTCCAATTCCATCTACTAAGGCTAATGTTTATAAAGATGGTAATCTAGAATCTCAATGGACATTTAAAGCTACTTTTTATAATTGTGTTGGTAGTATAGATTCGTTATCTGGGAATGTAAATGTATCAATATTGACTGGAGATAATGGTAGTGTAGATATTATTGCTGAAAAGGGAGGTAATAGTCCTTTGTATACTTCATATATTATTACTAAAGTAAAAGCTGGAACTAATGGCGAAAATGGAGACAATAGTAATGGAGCTTTAAAATCAATTGCGTTTATAAGAAGTAATAGTATACCAAGTATTCCTACTGGTGGTAGTTGGAATAGTCCAATACCTACAACAAATGGCTGGAGTGATGGTATCCCTTCAGGTAATAAACCAATTTATATGTCTACTAGGATATTCACAATGAATGGTGAAAGTCCTCAACAGCCATTATGGTCTATACCAAGATTATTATCAGATACTAAAGATATTGATTTTGAATTTTCTTCATTATTATTAAATCCAAGTGATCCAACTTTAAATCCAGAGAATTGGTACAATGATGCAAGAGAAGATTCTATATGGATGGCTATTAGAAAGTTTTCTAATGGTAATTGGGGTAGTTGGAGTGTTAGTAAAATAAAAGGGGAGAAGGGAGAAGAAGGGGAAAAAGGTAATTATCCAGAACAAAGATTTGCGAAAAATGGTTCTTACACAACTCCACCAGAAATAGATGTAAATCAGAGTGTTCCTAGTGGATGGACAATTAAACCTCCAACGTTAAATTCATTAGAAATTCTTTGGATGACTATTGCAACTAAAAAAGGTAGTGATAATTCATTGATAGGAACATGGAGTGTACCCGTAAGGTCAACTGGAGAAAGAGGAGATCAAGGGGTTCCGGGTCCGAAAGGGGATGTGGGTCCGAAAGGCGATAAGGGTGATACAGGCCCAGTTTCAGATTTGTTTGTAGCACCAAGAGGTTCTTGGAAAAACACAGTGCAATATATAGGAGATTCTAAAAGAGTTGAAGCTGTAATTTATAATGGAGTATGGTATGTATCAAGAACAGATGCAGGAATTATTCCAATAGGCACTTTACCAACAAATCCTCAATATTGGAATGTAGCAGATAGAACTTTTGATTTTATAGCTACAGGAATTTTTTTAGCAGAAGCTGCTTATATTGAAAATCTAGGTGTTAGAAACTTAAAAACCAATGATTCAGGAACAAGATTAGAAATAAATGAATCAGATAATTCACTTTCATTTTATTCTGGAAGTTTAGTAAGTCCAGCAATTAGGCTTACATCACTAAACTCAGGCAGTACTGAATATGTGAATGGTGCGTTTATAAATGTTACTGGTAGAACATCGGCAAATACGATTGTATCATCTGCTGGCATTGGAACTAATGGAATCATTTCTAGTGCCTTCGATATAGGATTTGCAACAAAATATTTAGGCGGAGATATAGGTAGTGTTCAAACTGGTAATACTGCAATTTATGGTTATTATAATAAATCAGGAGGTAATCCAGGAGGTTTTAGAGATAAGTTTGTTGGTATTGCAGGTGAAAATATAGAAGGTAAGACAGATTTAGACTCTAAGATGTATGGTGGGTATATTGATAAGTTATTAGTTACTTCAATATACTATTCAGGAAATAATATAACAAACTCAGGAACAGTTAATATACAGCCTAATACAGGTTTAATAGCACATAGTAGTGCAAATACTACATTAGTTCTTCCGAGTTTAAATGATTCTATTTATAGTATGGAAATAACATTACTAAAACTAGACAGTAACACAGTTACATTAAATTCAACTAAGAATATAACTTTTGATTCAACAACAAATACTTCAGTTAATTTAAATACAAGAGGAAAATATAGCATTTATTTTATTAATAATTCTTATCAAGTATTTAAATCGGCTTTATAATAATCTGATGGGTGATATAAATTCAAATAAAAATTTAGTAAAAAAATTAGCACATGATGATCAAATCATGTTGACTATTCATGGTTGCGTTAGAAGAATCCGCTATGATGATTTCATGAAATACATTATTGATGATAATTTTAATATTGATGAAATAATTAAAGATAGTCTTGATAAAGAATGGATTGGATATATTGATTCACCCACAGTTCAAGGTAATGTATATTCAAAAACACAAGTTAATTTAGAATTAAATAAAAAGATATCAAAACCAAATTCTGAATTAATAGAACCAAATGCAGACTTTAAATATTTACCATTAATAGATGCTACAGGAAATTCAGTAAAAATACTATCAAGTAATATAGGTAGAAATATTTTCAATTATTCTGGAACTACAACCGTTAATAGCGGATTAAAACAGGGTGCTAAATTTATTTGGGATACAAATGGAAACGACTATATAATTAAGAATCTTAAAGATAAGTCATCAGATATTTCGTATTCTGCATTTATGGTTTTAAATAATGAAGGTGATATCTCAAAAGCATCATTTAAAACAATTTTTATTAAAACTCCTACTTCATTATCTTCTGTTGAGAAACTACAATGGAGAACGGATATAGGTTCAATAACAAATTCCCCAGATGATACATTATATCTAAATAATAATGACATAATGTTAGGTACATCTACATATTCAGAAGAATTCACAGGGATCAGCAACATTACATTACATTTTGAACCAACTAGTTTTATTGGAATATTTCATAAGGGATTAAGATTAGATACATCTCAATATGATATTGAGTTACCTAATAAAATAAAAATACTTCCAATTGTTGGAGTTAATGATAAAATAATAATAACATATAACCATAGAATAATATAATGGCAGATACAATCCACTATACAAAAGTAGAAACAGATGCTAAACTTAATGATGTAAGAAAAATTGCAGTAACAGGAATTAATGGTGATTTAAGTAAAGTTTTAGCTTCAGATATACCTACAAATGGATACTATAAGTATGATGTGTTTAATGCAGGAACTTACACAAATGTCACTCCAAATATTACAGTTACCCAGCTTGAATTAGATAATAACTATGTATATGTATTAGTTAAGAATGGTGTAGCTTATAAAGAATTAAGCGAAAAACCGAAGGTACAAGTTGATCAAGACTTTAATGCAAATTCATCAAATGCAATTGCAAATAAAAGAGCTACTGTTTTAGCTAAAGTTTTAGATTCATTTACAAGACCTTCATTGATTAGAAATGTTGAAATGAATTCTGTAACTGAAGGACTTATTGATGTAAATACTGGTACTATTATTTCTGATTCTGGTTATAGATATCAAAAAATAAATCTTCAATCAGGAGAAAAAAATGTTTATTTTAATGGAATAATACCATTAACTCTACTAGGTGTACAATCAAAGTATCCTACTATAATGTCAGGAGATATTAATAATGTTTTGACGGGTTTACTTGATTCAGCAATTAATACTTTACCAAATCCGACACAACCAATTGAAACAACAGTTTCTATTCCAGATGGCGCTCAATTTATATATGTAGTATGGCAAAAAGTAGGAATATCAGTTCCAATTGTAAATATGTTAGCTTCATATGAACAAGTTCAACAAGATTCTGTAAAAAAATATGTTGATTCTAAAATATCATTTGACTCTCCTGATCCTAATATAATTTCTGTGCCTATAAGTAAATATACTGGCTTAGATGATCCTAACTTACAAAATGGGACTGTGATGGATGGAGGTATATATGTGCCTAACTCTTCTGGAGATAAAGTAGGATGGATTTCCATACCAATAGGTGCTAAATATATAAGTAGTTGTAATTTTTCTTGTTTTACTTATTTACAATTTGCAGATAGTACTCCTGCTAGAATTTCTGGAACAAGTTCAAACTTAACAAATGTTAAAATACCTGCTAATGCAGCCAGAATATATTTCAATGCGAGGACTAAAAACACTAATAAAGTAAATTTTTCAACGGATTCTATTTTATTCAATACCAATGAAATTAATAAAATAGTTGGAGATCAAAGTCTTCAGAACACTATAATTAAGACTAATAATAGTGGTGAAATAATGCTTTCGGAAAAAATTTACTCAATTGATATTATTGAAAAGAGATTGTATATAGAAAGTTTATTTTCAGGATTTGAACCCAGAAAAAATTATAATATAGAAGCAACTGGAAATCAAGTTATGGCTGGAGATGGAAATAAAGGACGTTTTATATTATTGAATGATAATGGATCTTTAACTATAAGAGTGTTTGATTTAAACAGGATTGAAATAGCAAGTAAAACTACTACAATATATAAAGCTACTATGCCTACTACTATAAAAAAGTTACCATTAGGGAGTGGAACTTTGCAAGTTATGATTATAGGAGATTCATTATGGCATTATAATCAAAATAAGATTGGCAAAGAGTGGCTAAGAATGTTAAATACAAATAGTCCTGGATCTACTGATGGTAATATTTTATATAAACCTGCATATAATATGGGAGCTGGTAGAATAGAATTAGTTGGTATGCAAGGTGATTCAACAAACAAATATACTATAGCAAATAGTCTAGAGATAATAATGGAGACAACTATCCCATATAATAATGGAACTTCTGGGAATCCATTTTTCAGACCAGATTCTGGCATGCCAAATGAATTAGACGATGATGGGATTAACAAACAAATGGATTTTCCTTGGTTTATACAAAGCGTATGTGGAACCGGTAAATATCCAAAATACATTTATTTCGCTTGTGGAGTTAATGATATAATTGCGGGTGGATGGAATGAAAACAATATACCATCCATAAAAGAGAGACTAAAGCGTGTATTATATAGAATTAAGCAAGCTTGTGATACGATAGCAGGTGGAAGCTCTGATGTCAAAATTTTATTGGTAAACCATCAATATTATCCTCTTAATTCAGGTCATACATTCGATGATGGATTCAGTTGTTCTAGACAACGTAGATTGTGGACTAAACACTATAATTTATACGAATCTGCGATTAAAAATGAGTCATATAAAGGAGTTGCGCTTAGCTCATTTGTTAGATATGTTGATTGTGCTAGTTCTTTTGATGTTGATAATGGATATTCTTATGATGAATATACACAGAATACGCGAAGTACTACAATTGAATATACTGTAAATGATGTTGTACATATGGGTACAATGGGATCTTTAATGTATGCTGATGGGCTTCTTGATGATTTCTTATTTAATGAATGCCAATAGTATGATACTTAAATTCTTAATTAAAAACCTAAACGTTTTGCACTCGGGAAAGGATCTACATGTGATTCTACCAGCATTATTTAAACTGGGGACGATTCCGGCTGTTGCATTTGCATTTAATGAAAAGGTAACCGGATGGTATATGGACAATTCATTTTTCATAATAATGGTTATGGCTGCTATTCTGGTAGATCATGCGCTTGGCACAGTTGTACATCTTTTTTATAAACGTGATTTTGTCTTTAAAAAGAACTATTTAGGATTAATAACAAAAGTAGGAGGCTGTATTGCTGGTTATGTGGTTCTTGAAATGTTACGTGAGATCGTAAAAGATGCAGACTTTATTGCCATCTATATGAAGATGCTAATACAAACTATGGTATTCCTTTATCCAGGAGGTTCTGCTCTTGGAAACCTTTCAATAATTACCCGTGGAAAGTTCCCCCCTATAGGGTGGATGAGTAAGCTTGATAATTTCCAGAAGACAGCAGATTTAAATTCACTTAAAACCAAATCAAATGAAACCAATACTGATAATACTTAGTTGTTTTTTAATATTTGGGTGTAGATCCAGAAAGTTAGATAGGCGAATTACTTCTGAAATAAAACAATCTTATGAAAAGGTTGTTAAAGAAGATGAGAAGGATTCTGTTGTGAAGCAGGTTGAAAAATCGGAATCAAAATACCAAGATACGCAATTAGATAAAATCAAGAATTCAGAAATTGAAATAAAAGGTAAAGCTGAATCCGGAAAGCCTATAGAATTTCATCAAATAGAAAACGGAGATACTATTTCCAGTGTGAAAGTTACCGGTAATGCAGAAGTTACTTATAGGGCTAAATCAATAAATACTGAAAAGAGTAATAGTAAGGAAGACAAAAAAGAAAATCTAAATGAGCTTCAGAAGCTTTCTCGGGAGGCTGTATCTCAGGAAACAATTTCTAAAGCCGCCAATGAAGTTAAAGATCTGGCAGAAAAAGTAAAGAGTACTGGACTTCAGTTTGGAGCCTATGCGGTGTTTTTCTGGTGGGGATTAGCCATAATTATTATTATGGGATTAATAGTCTATTTCCGGAAATCTACATTCATAAAAAGTATAATTGATAAAATAAGAAAGTAATGACATATAAATTAGGAGAAAGAAGCCTTAAGAACTTAGAAGGTATTCATCCAAACTTAGTAAAAGTAATGAAAGCTGCAATTGTAAATTCTCCGGTAGACTTCACAATCACTGAAGGAGTTCGTGCTTTAAAAAGGCTACAGGATCTGTATGCACAAGGAAGAACAAAACCCGGCATAAAAGTAACCAATGCAGACGGAGTTAGGAATAAATCTAATCACCAAGCGAAACTAGACGGATTTGGACATGCAGTAGATTTATATCCATTCTTTTTGGGACAGGTTCAGGTTAATCATAAAGACACCATTAAGAACCTGAAGTTTATATCTGATCACATTAAAAAAGTTGCAAAAGAATTGGGTATTGCAATAACATGGGGTGGATATTGGAAAAGCCCATTTGCCCCCCCCTCATTTTGAACTTAAATAGTATATATGAGAATAGGAATTTTAGCGCCATTATTCATGGTTCTACTAATAATTATAGCAGGACTTTTGCCTTCATTATATTATAATTTGACAACGCTTACTTATACACTTTTGTTTTTTCTAGTTACTATACTTATTGCGATCATATTTACTGTCGTGTATTGTGAAATAAAAAAAATAGAAATTTGAAAAAATCTCGGAATCAGTTTCCGAGATTTTTTTATTTTATAAACCTTGCTGGATTTCCAACATAAAGACCTTGGTTATTTAAATTTTTTATTACGACTGTTCCTCCTCCAGTTTGAATATTATCTGAAATAATAATATTATCAATTATTGTTGTATTTATACCAATATTACATTGTTCTCCTATACTCACAAATCCTGCTATTGCAATACTTGGGGATAAAAAACAATGCTTACCAATTCTAGAATCATGAGAAATAGTATTTGATATGTTTATTAATACATTTTCTTCAATAATTACATCTTGATCTATTATACAACCAGGATAAATAATAGTTCCAGATCCAATATTTGCAGATGGATCAATAAATGTTGTTGAATGAATAAATGTATGAAAAGGTACATCGTTTTTTAATTTATCATAAAAGAGTTTTCTAACATTCATATGTTTATAACCAATAGCAATTAATATCTCATCAAACTCTCCATTTTTATAGCAAGTAATAATATCATTATTTCCTCCAATTATAGGTATATCTTTAATAATTGTTCCTTTAGTTTGATATTCATCGAAATATCCAACCACAATATTACTAGTATCTGAATGTATATGATGAGTTATTTGTTGACCTAAATGGCCTGAACCTATTATGGCTATTTTTTTCATTTTTAATGAATTAACTTTATATACTAAAATAAGAAATTTTAAAATAAAAACAATTTATTTAGCAAAATAAATTTTCCTACTTCTATTATTATTTTGTGGTCAAAACAGAAGTAATGTCTAAGCAAGAATTGACCACTAAATTCAATAAATTAAATGTAACACTATCCAATATTCCAGATGATTTATATGAGCAAATGGAAAAATATGGACTTAAAACAGATGAAGATAAATTTCGGTTCCTTGCAAACTGTCTGAATGAAACTGGTGGATTTAAGGTATTCAAAGAGAATCTATTTTACACTACCCCTTCAAGATTGGTTGCGGTATTTCCTTCTGCTTTTAGATCAAAGTACAAACCAAACGATTATCTGCGAGATTCTGAAAAACTTGCTAACCTAGTATATGATGACCGAAAGTTTCCTAAAGGTTTAGGTAATATCTATGACGGAGATGGATCTAAATTCATTGGCCGTGGTGCTATTCAAACCACTGGCAGGAACAATTACACTCAGCTTTCAAAAGATACTGGTATCGACTTTATTTCACATCCAGAATGGCTGGAAAAACCTCCATTTAACTTTATTTCAGCTTTGTACTACTGGAAAAAGCACAACCTATCAGCAAAGCCTTCTTTATTGGCAACACGTCAAGTAATTGCAGGTAATTATTCAGCAAATCCATTTGGCATTAAAGAAGTTTTAAACTGGTACAATAAAATTAAGTCCGCATAAAATCTATTAACCATAAAAATAAAATGAGGTGTTTAATCCTTGTCATAAATTTGGCAGGGATTTTTGGTTCTAGCAAACCAATGTTTTGCGTTCACTGATACTTTATTGGTCGTACATAACACCTAAATTTATTTTTCTCATGGGTAGTAATAGATACCGATTAAAGAAAGACGAGGAAGAATTACTGATTCAGTACCGGGAATCAAAACGAAATCAATCAAAATTTGAAGAACACTGTAAAGAAAGAGGAATAGATGATAAGTCAGTCATTGAATACTGGGATAAAACCAAGGATTTTTCTCTAAGAATTAGACCTAATGATGATATAGGTTTCAATATTGATGATTATGACTTTGAATATGCTTTTAGAAATATAAAGCCATTAATTGTTAATAAAAATAATTTAAAAAATAACATAGAAGCCGATTTTGATAAATTAGTAATTACTGATGTACATATTGGTATGGATGCTTCAGATAGTGGTAGAAGTTTATATAACCATACATGGACAAAGGATGATATTTTCAAAACATTAAACCAAATTGTTGCGTTTACAATTCAAAATCAAAAGTCTAATCTACTTTACATTAAAGATCTGGGTGATATGTTAGATGGGTTCAATGGACAAACAACAAGAGGTGGTCATCATTTACCTCAGAATATGACGAATGAGGAAGCCTTTGATGTTGGTTTTGAGTTTAAAGTAAAATTAACTGAATCACTACTTCCATATTACGATAAAATTCACTTTCATAATATTAATAATGACAACCACTCTGGCTCATTTGCATACTGTTTAAACAAAGCATTTGAGGTCTTAATGCACAAGGCTTATCCTAGTAAAGTTACTGTAGTAAACCAGCTTAAATTCATTGATTATAGTATTGTTGGTAATTATTACTTTGTTACTACTCATGGTAAGGACTCTCAACATATGAAACATGGATTTAAACCAAAAATAGATCCTAATCAAATCAATAAAATAGTAGGCTATCTAACAGCTAATAATTTATTAAATAAAGGCTATGATATTATTGTAGAGAAAGGAGATTCGCATCAATACTTATTTGATTCTGCGAGCAGTGATTTGTTCAAATACTATAATTACCCAGCATTAAGCCCTAGCTCTAATTGGGTTCAGACGAATTTTCAAAAAGGACAAAGGGGGTTTATATTCTTCAATTATTATGAGAATAGAAAAGCTATACACGAGTATTTCTTTTAACAAATAAACCCTCCTAAATTGGAGGGTTACATATTTATATCAGAATGGAAGATCATCATCGTCATCATTACCAAATACATTTTTTATGTCATCTTGTAATGGTGGCTTAAAAGTATCTTGCTGAAAATTACTTTCATTAGTTTTTTCTATTCTCCATCCAACAATTGAGTTAAAATATCGGACTTGTCCATCTGGTGCTTGCCATTCTCTACCATTTATATTTATTCCAACTTTAACCTGGTCACCCTCATTTAACGAATCAAGTAATTCACCTTTTTCTTTGAAGAAATCAATACTAATAGGTTGTGGATATTGTTCCGTAGTCAAAATGATAAGTTCACGTTTTGTGAATCCTGATTGAAATGTTTGTGTAGGGTTGATTTTTTTTATTATTCCTGTAAGTTCCATAAATTATATTGAGGTTATGTAATTATTATTTTCTTGGTATTTAAAATTTACAACTGGCATTAATGCTTCTGTATCCCCTTCATTATTAGTAAAGAATATTTTCGTACCTGCACTAACAGTAATTGTTGTTTTATTATCAATTGCGTTTACAACAACTGGTAGTTTTGAAATATTTATATCCTGTATTTCTAGTTTAGTATTTTTTACCTCCATCTAAAGCTCTATTTTCCATTTTATGATCTGGCCTATTTTTATTGAATTTTAATTTTTCATCAATAGCTCCACCTAAATCTAAATTTAATTTACCTGCTAAATCTCCAATCCTTATCATTGCATCTGCTAGTTCAACTTCTATCATTTTTCTATGTGGTAAATGATCATCCATAAGATCTTTTCTATCCCCTTCCATAGCTTCAGATATTTCAGAAACAATAAGCATTAGCATTGTTCCTATTTCCCTTTGCTTATCATGCCATCCTGCTTCTTTTGATTGATTATAACAGTGGTTGACAAACTTGTTTATATTATTCTTAAATCCATTATCTGTAGTTTCTTTATACAGACTAGTCGACATTCTTAAATCGTTCATTTTTGTAGTATTAATTCTGTTAATTTTTCTGCGTCCATTCTTCTCATTTTATCAAACAATTCATCATAAATTGATAAATCAATAGTCGAATTACTAACCTTTGAGTGCCTTTGTAAAAATTGAAGTTGAATCTGATTACTGATTCCTATTAGTTTATTAAGTAGAGTAGTTTGAATACCCTGAGTTGGGCTTGTAATTGTATATTTAAGGTTTGAATGAATATATCTTATTGCTAGAATACAATATAACATTGATTCTAACTCATCATCTGCTTGCTTCTGGAAATCGGATAATAACTTAGAAGATAAACTCCGGAAGTAATCTGTTATTTTAATATAATTATCATTATAAATATCTTCGTTTTTACCTTGTCTTTCATATTCTTCTTTTACCCACCTTTCTTCATCTTTTGAAATATCTTTTAGGATGTTAATTGAATTGAATGCTGGTATATATTTTTTCTTTACAAACCAATCAATGTCCATAAATATATCTCTTGATAAAAATGATATAATTTGCATATTAACAAGAATATGTTGTGGAGTTTTAGGATGAAAATCTTTTTTAAATTGAACATTATTTACGCCTAAGTATTGAGATGCGGTTTTAGCTTTTACTTTGTCATAAGCTATGTTTTTAATGCTGAATGGTATTTTAGTATATGTTGCGTTCATCATCATATTCATTAATATAAATATCTATTGTGTCTTTAATTTTTTGTAAATCTTGTTTGAATTGTCCTTTTTTACGACATCTTACCAATCTTTTTAATATGTCAAATTCCCAGTGATTTAAGTTTAATTCTGTTGCTAGCTTATATAAACTACCATTTGAATTATCATAGTGAGGTTGTGGACTTTTCTCAGAAAAATCAAATAGATTTTCAATTGTATATATCTTCGTTTGAAGTGGTAACATTTCTTTATTCAGTACTAGTTTATGTTTAGGGCAGAAACATGTATTAGATTCAAATTCATTTATTTTATCTAAATATTTTTCATGGATGTTTATGTCTAATGATTTTAATTTTAACAAAATAATTTTCCTTTCTTTTTCAGTAGGTGCATGAATAACTTCATTATCTCCTAAGTCTTTTATGTATTTTTTAGTCATTGTTATTTTATTAGTTATTTGAAAACACTTTAAGATATTTTTCTATTGTACCATTTCTTATATATTCTTTTTCTAACCTGCTTTTTTGATAAATTAGTTTCATATTGTTTATCAATTTAGAATATTGGTTGTTTTTTTTTTTTTGGTTTGTATTCATCTTCAAAGAATGGATTTCCATTACCATCAATTGTTATTAAAAAGTCTTCAAATCCTTTACCTCTGGTATCTCTTGCTGAAATAATAGAAGAAGTATTACCTCGTTCACCATGTTTATTGATTTCAATTACTGTTTCTGCTTTTTGTGCGAGCATAGTACCTAAGTGACCTCTAGCTTTTCCATCAGATTTATTTTGGTGAATAATTACCGTAATATGCACATCATATTTAGAAGATATCTTCATAATCCATTGTACACATTTTGAACATTCTTCTTGGTTATTGAAGTCATATACAAGATCAACGATTCCATCAATTGCTATAAAGCCTATTTTATTGTTATTTTCTTCTAAGTAAGCTTCAATTAATTCTCGTCTTTCATATGGATCTGAATCTCTAAGAAAGAAGTAATCAAATATTGCAGAACTTGATATTGCATTTTTAATTCTTATTGCTGTTTTCTGTGCATACCAGTTACCTTGTTCTGTATCAAATACTGCTGCTCCTTGTTTGTTAAAAGGGAGATATCCTTTTAGTTTATCAAGAAATACATTTCCACTTGATGCCATTGCACCAACTAGTGTAGAAATAAAGTATGTTTTTCTAGCTTTCTGTTGCCCTGTTAAAACTGAAAAATCACCTCTAGTTTGAATAACTACTTCTTTTGTTTGGGTTCCGGATGATTCAATAATACTTAATGCAACTGGAGGCTTTACTAATTCTTTTGAAGTATCAATTTTTAAAGAAGAGAGTTTATAAAGTAGTGATGTTTTCTTTTCTATATTTTCTTCTTCAGTATTAGTAAACGCAACTTTATCTTTATATTGAGCAATTAATGTATCTGGTCTTCTTTCTAATCCATATCTTTGAGCTAATTCCTTTGCACAAGATTTAAAATCACCATTATGATCTAATAAAGCTTTTATTTGAAAAGGTTTGTATGCTTTACCATCTTCAAAAGGATGTGCATTTGTTGAAAAAACATAGAACACATTATGGGCAACTTTGCCAAAAGTAGCAGAGAAGCCATCAGAAAGATTTTTACCAGGTCGAGTACAATATTTTCCGTTTATAGTCCAACCATTAGTTCTAAGAATTTGTTTTGCTTCTTCTATAGAATTTAAATCATCGTTATAAACATCACCTGCCTTTTCTGAAGATATATTTGTATTAGAGAAAACTTCAACTTCTTCTTTGAAAAAAGTATTAAAAGATCTTGCAGCTCTAAATAATAAATCTCTTTCTTCTTTAGATAGTAATGGAATGTCATAAGTATAAGGACTTTTAGCCCAAGCATAACCTTCAGTAGGTTCACAACAGAAATAACCACCTTCACCTCTTGTTTCAATTACACATTCAGGCTTACCATCAGGATACCGATCTGTTTTTTTATTTTCATTAGGTTGTAAAGCTAATTTCTGATTTCCTTCATAATATTCAGATCTAAAAACTAAATGATATCCACCACTACGGGTATATTCAATATAGAATTTATCCTGCATCATCATTTCACCAACACCATCAATATTTATGAAATCTTCAAAAATTTCTTTAGCATTGTCCAAATGATTATCAAAATCTAAACATTCTATACCTCCTGAAGCTTTACCACATTTAATACCAATACCTTCTGCTAAATCAAACATGAAACTAGGAACTTCTTCTTGCCATTTAAGCTTCGGTAATGGAGCTTTATTTTTCTGAGTAGGCAAAGTTTTTATTCCTTTTTCAAGTAAATTGCTATGTGCTTCCTGTATTGTCATTTAAATTATCGATGTGTTTTTTTAATTTTTCTTCAGCTTTATAAACACGAATTTCATTAGCTTTTATTTTTAACCACTTCTGAACATGGTCACGAATCATATCGAAATAGTATACTTCATCTTTATTTTTCTTTCTTAATGCGTGAATTGATGAAATTGTATTAATCCAAAAAGTATCTACTCCTGCAACTCCGTTAACTCCATCTTGTAGGTATAATTTAATTGCAATTAATTGAGGTACTGTGACTTCGTCAGTAGTTATTAATAACCGGACAGTTTTTATCCAATCATTATAACTTGCATTAAGTAGTGTTCTAGTTTGGCCTTTTTTTGATATGAAAGTTTCATGATAGCTTTTTGCTATATAGAAATACAAAGCATCTTCATTTTCTATTGGCTTATTAACCTCTATAAGTTTTTTATCATCAGTATTCTTTCTTACAATATGTAGTTTAACTGGTTCAAAAACTGATTTGTTAAGCCTTTCAGAGGTATACCATTTTGTTCTATCAAAAACATTTTCATTGTAACAACCTACAGATAGGTAACCATTATCTTCAAGTTTTTTTAAGCAAAGGGAAATTTGTTTTTCAGTAAGGTAATAGAATTGTTTCTGAAAACTTTCTATTTTGTTGTAAATCCAATTTTTCCCATCATAAATATTAAGACCATTTATTTTAGCGTGGTGTTGCCATATTTCAATATTAGCTAGAATAATTGCTGCATCAGTTCCAACATTACAAGCTACACAAGGGTCAAAGTTTTTCGTAATGCTCTCTATGTACATGGTCTAACTTTTAAAATCAACTTCTTTAATGGCTAAGGTTTTACTTTTATCATTATGAGTTTGTATACTTAATGAACTTGGAGTAAACCTATGTTTTACCATACCAGCTTTATCATAAATTATAACTGTCTGAATGTTGTCTAAGTTTGTTTTCATTTTGTAATTGTTTTTAGTTGTTTTTCTTTTAATTGAACTTCTTTTAAAGCTTTTTGGAATGTTGTAGCTTCTAATTTGTACCATTCTTGGTCAATAATGGCATAAAAGTACTCTTTGCCGATCAGAAATATATGACCGTCAATAGGTAATCCATTTGGATTTTTGTACAATTTAATCGTCTGCTTTAGTAATTTCTTTTATAGTACGTTTGATATGAACTATGTCATCTGTTCTCGGATTTTCCATAATTCTGCACATATATGCTCTAGCTTTTAATAATTGCTTTTCTATATGCTTTATTTTAGAATCATCACGTTCAGCCTGGAATATTTTTAATCTTTGATTCTCAGGTATTGGTTTGAAAATAAAATTTTCATCAAGGTTTTCTAGTGCAACTAAATGTTTCCAATATCCTTCTGTTAAATATTCTATACTACCATCAAAGTTTTGTATATATCCAGAATCAGAGTAAATATGATTTCTAAATATTTGAGTTTTTACTCTTGAAAATTCTTCAGTAATTTCAAATTCATCAGTAGGCATTCCAAAAGGCTTATGACGGTATATAATACCCCTCATTTCAGCTTTAATTAATTCTACTGGAGTGTTAACTAGTGTGTGAATTACTTGTGCTTTATTATAACCTGTTAACCATAAATAACCAACTGCAACTTGCCATTCATAGATATTCTTTAATGTTTTAGTTTTATCATATGAACGTTTATTGTACGAAGCTTTATTATCAATGACAAAACCAGTTTTAGTTTTTCCATGTATTAAATCTGGAGTTCCACTAATTATGCCATTACTAAAGTGCTTTTCATTTTTTGTAAGAAAGGCATTATGATAGTTTCCAATAATTGTTATCCCATCATCTTCGGTTAACAGACCTTTTTGAACATATTTATTATCCAGGTTTTCAACAATGCCATATTCGTTTTCATTTATAATATCCCAACATTTAGAAATAGCAGTATCTGAAAGTTCTTCAATATCCTTGAAAGGTTCAAGTTCAGTTAAAATCTTTTTTAATTCTACTATAGCTTCTTGGTAACCTTTTCCACGATCACAATCCTTGTTTTTTAGTTTTGAATATTTTTCGTTTGTTTCAACTATTTGTCCAGCTATTTTTTCATACTTATCTTTAGAAGTCCCCCCTTGTGGACTCCCAGCGAAGAAGCCTAAGTAATGACACCTAAATTCAAATGTTTCTGGATTAAATTGCATTAGTCTAATTTTAATACGGTTTTTACATAAGTGAAGCTAATATTAGATTTATTACATTCTGTTTCTAATAGTGACAAAGCTTCTGTTTTCTTTTCCAAGTTTTTAATACTTATTCCTTTCATTTGTTTGTTATAGAAAGAACATAAGCTTTCAACATTATTTGTTAGGTTTACTAGTCTTTGCTGCATTTAGTTCTTCTTTCTTTTGTTTAAATAACTCATTGATTGTATCAGTTGGCTCCTGGATGCCCTTATAGAATTTATTTAGATCTTCTACATTATTGATTTTAGTCAGACCGGATTTAACTCTTGCGATAAGTACATCATCATCCTTAACTTCAATTTTTTCAGATTTGATAATTTCTACTTCGACTACATCATCAGCATCAGCATCTTGTAGATCTGTTCCGGATATTTTGTTATAAAGCCATTTTCTGGCTTTGCGTTCACATTTGCCAATAAGAGCATCTACAGAAGCATATTCGTTTGACTTAATATTAAAAGGAACTTCTACAACTTCTTCATGGCCATTTAAACTCCATTTAATAACAGCAGTCATTGTTGCGGTTTGTTTATCAGCAGCTATAACAACATCTTTATATGTAATTTGTTCTTTTAATCCTTTGATCTTTTTAAGCAAGGCACCGAACCCTTCACGTGTAGGATACGTTGAACCTCCTATAATATTAAACTCATTGTTATATGGTTGTAAGCCCATTAAAACTGCATCTAATAAACATTGTTTTACTACTTCTAATGGATACCCTCCTTTACTATCTTTATCTGTCTTAAATCCTAACCTACTGCCTTGTAAAGCCATAATTGGCTTCATATATTCATTTGTAAGAAGTTCTTTAAGTTGTCCAATAGCAATAGCAACATTATATGCCTTTTCAAATCCAACAATAGCTTCTGAGGCTGTTACTAGGGCTACAGATTGATCCAATTTTTTTACTATTTCTAATTGATTTTTTTGCATATTATTTATTTTTGATATTTACATTTAGTTTTATTAATCCCCAGAATAATGGAATAGTCATTGTGTAATTTTGAATTGAGTTTTGCTTAGTAAACGCAAATAATTTCTCAATAACAGGAGTTTCAGTTTCAGATTTAACTTCTGACTTTTTTTGTATTATATTAGATTCTACCGTATTTACTTTTGGTGCATTTTTTAGTTTTAGATTTGCATCTTTTACCGCCTCTTTTAAAGCAAATACCATTTGAATATTTACATCACCAGTATTCCACTTGTAATTTGTTTTAATATGATTACCAACATTTTTAACGTAACCAAGGGAATTTATCTTAGTTCCAATTATTCTATTAACTTGGTATTCTGAACAAATACCAGACAATGATAAGTTTCCGTTAGTTTTTAGTTTATTTTTGATATCTACTAAGAGTTTGAATATTTTTTTATCATTCTCTGATAATTTGTTATATTCATCAATATTCACAAGCTCCTTATTTCTTCTAATTGTAGTAGTTTTCTTTTTTAAAACTTTTGTTTTTGAAGCATTGTAATAACTTTGTTGCAATACTGAAACCTTCGCGATTAATTTAGACGCCATATTCACATTTGGATGAATAGTTATCCATTCGTATTTTGGAATTTTAGTTGTTCCAATATTTCTTATAAGTCCACTATTAGCCAGTATAGTAAATGATAGAATATTAACTTTGTGTTTTTTAGCTAAATCTGATTGTTTAATACTTTGATTTGTTTCAATTGATTTTTTAAGATCCAATAGAAAATCTAAATACTGTTGTTCTTTGTTGTTTTGTTTAATGATTGTTGCCTTTTTGTAATATTTATATTGTTATTTTTTCATTATTACCTTAATGTTTTTTGACTTTGTAAAATGTTTCTTTCTAAAAAGCATGAAAGCATCATCATCAACATTTTCCTCTACAGTCTCCCCAGACATTTGAAGTTTTAGTTGTTGTTTGTCTTTTTCACTTAACTGACTCAATATTAGTTGAATCATGTTATTTGCTTCTGATGCCCTCATGCTTATTATAATTCATGGTAAGTATTTGGATAATCACCAATACTATCTTGACAATCATTCCATTGTTCATAATTAAATTCATCCATATCAGATGTGTCAGCCAT